GATAGAGCGTCTTGTTGATCGACTGCGTTGGATTGGTGATTGCGACAGTGAATATCCCATTTGCTCCGCTAACCATTAATGATGCAAGCGGGGGAGGCGCGCTCGATGGCTCCTGCGGTGAGTTAGTCGGCTCGATGAAGTTACTGCCAAGTTGATTGTTATGAACCTCAAGTTGGGCATAGATGCCGAGCAGCACGGTACGAAGCCCGAAGTCCCGAATTGCATTTATCTGCGCTTTACTTAGAGCCATCTATCTACTCTCCCCAGCCAGTCGGCCCTGGAACATGGGACTGATAAACACGCAACTGTACTTCATCGAGAACCAGGCATCCGCAATCGCTCCGTTGGTGTAGCGCACTCTCCACCGCTCATTGAGCTTGCTGGGGGTGTTACGGCTGATTCCCTTGGTGGGATTCAGTTCAAGCTGGATCGGCTTAAGCGGGACATACCATCTTGGCTGTGGCGTACCGGCTCCCCAGTCCGTGATCCTGCGCGCGCCAGCAATGAACGATACAAAGAGGCTGCCGTTGCCGCGGGCGTTCATGTTGAGACCTTGGAGCTTGCAAAGAGTCATCATCTCCTGCGCGGCCACGCTTTCGTACTGACAATCGATCCCGGCTCCATTGTCGTTGTAGATTCCCGGCGAGATGGCCTGCACCGTCCCATCAGGTCCAGAGGAGGCAATCAGGAACTGCGAGATGTACTGGCGCGCGTATTCTTCGGTGGTGTCCACTGGACCCTCGTCTGGGGTGGGCTCGCCCGTGATAGTCCGGTAAACCCTGCCGCCGACAAATCCAGCAATGCTATCCACTGAGTATTTGCGGCACTGCTCGATGGTTATTTCTTTGCCAGAGTAGCGCGAGAACAGCAGGGGGTTGTTCCAGCCCTCCTCATAGTTGAGCGTGAGAACCACATTCGGCACGGTGCTGTTACCGACAGGGAAGCCCATTTTGACTTCATGCTCCTCGGCATCAATCGCGCACCAGATGGTTTGCTGGGCTGCCCAGTTGATCGTGTTCCACCAGCGCGGCAGTTCCTTTGAGACCAATTCAGGGTAGGAGCTTTCGTACTTATAGATACCACTCGAATGCACGAAAATGATGAACTGGCCGCACACATCGACCGCGCGCGGCCCGCACGGTCCCACCTTGGTCCAGCGTTTCGTGACTACCCATGTTGCTGGGTCCGCCGTCGAGGGATTGATTTCAAAACCAGACCGCTCACGGAAGGAATAGAGAACGCCTTGAAACTCGCGCACGCACCAGGCGCGCTCGCCGTCGTCGGTTCCCACGGTGATGATGCTGGTGTCGCCGTAGTAGCTTTCAGGATCTGCCGCCAGCGAGACCCAGTGGCTGGAATAGAAGCCCGGCACGCCAGTCTGGAAGATGCGGTCAACGGTCGGGGAGTAGTAGATGTCAACGCATTGTTGAGGCTGAATGACGCGCAGCCTGTCAGTGATGTCGATGGAGCCAATCAGAAACTCATCGGTGAAGTTGACCGTGGCTGTCGAGGTTCCATTCGGGAAGGCCGTCGCCGTCATGGGGATGGCGTCCGAGACGGTTGACTGCGGGATATAGAAGAAGGGTCCAGCGCTCAACCCATCGGCAACGGAGAAGCCAGCAATCACGTTCTGGATGTAACTTGGCCCTGTGGGAAGGTTGAAGAGGGATAACTCCCAGCCGTTCTCATCCACGATATAACTGAAGGTCGCAGCCTGCGTAAAGCCAGAGATGGTGTCGAAGTCATCCTCATAGGCGATGCAGAGCCAGCGATAGCCCTGGGTGCCGTTGGGGCCTCCCGTGGCCGTGTCCTGCGCGATGTTGCCAGCAGGCCCGGTAGTGTTGACGGTTGGCGGTGGAGGACCGACCACGGTATTTGTAATCGTGACGGTCGCGCCAGTGCCGAATGTGCCAATGAGAGCGAAGTTACCGGGAGGCGGAAAGGTGCTGCCATCGAAGGTGGTCCCGGTTGGCACATCGCATTCGTAAAGGTTGATGCCGGTGACGGCGTAACCCTGCGGAAACTGCGTAGTGATGACGATCGAATCATCCAACTGTGTGTCGATGACGGAATTAGCCGGACCTGGGAGCGTCTCGCCGATGGCGTTCACATAGGTCTGGAGGATGTAGACATCCAACCCGGCCGCAAATACTCCGCCACCGCCCGCGCGCGCGATGACAGGCTCGATGTCTGGAGTGGGAAGTTGGCCGCCCGTGATACGGGCTGTATTGGTGGTCGGGGGAGCTTGGAAGGAACCAGCCGCGGCGACGCCATAAGTTCCGCCGAGAGCGACAGGTGCAGCATTCGCGGCTTGATAGGTGGATAGCTGTGGCGCAGGCGTTGCCGTGGCGACAATGGCGACATAAACATTTGCCGCGATGGGAACGTATTGTGACGGCAATCCCTGCACCCAGCCGGCCATCGACGCAAGAGCTGGAATCGTGACGTTGACGGTTGTAGCTCCGGCAAGTGTGGTGATCTTGCTGGAGAGGCTTGGGAGGCTTTCTCCCTGGGCGTTGACGAGCGTAATGGCGACATAGACATCCTGCCCGGCCGCGATCGTTCCACCGCCAGCCAGAGCCAGCGCCGGGGCATTCGGAGCAGCAATGCGGTTCGCCATAACCGGCGTCTGTTCTTTCCACGTCACTCCGCCGTCTACAACAGTCCCGCCTTCAGTGAGAGGCCACACTGGCTGTACGTTCGCTGTCGTTCCGGCCACGGTGCAGATGTAGAGATGGCCATTGCCGACAGCCACAGTAACCCCGCTCTGGAGTTGCGACGGGGTGCAGCATTCCCCCACCAGCACCTGCGCGCCGGCGTACCAGCCGAAGCCCACAGGCTTCATGCCGTAAGGAAGGAGTTGCTTGGTCGAGAGGTCGTATGCTGCCGGGAAAGCTGTGGGGGTGAGGAGGTTGGAGAATCCCATCCAAGCCCGGTTATAGGCTTGGGTGCCGATCATGTGGGAGTTGGCGGGGAGAGTGACCAGCGGCCCGGTTATGCTCGTGGTACGACCTGTTCCGGATGGATTCTCGATCTGGAAGGCGCCGGCATAGTCGTAGAGCAATATGGCCTGAAAGTAAACCTGAGTCGCGGTCTCCGGGGTGAAGGCGCACCCCAAGAGGCCCGTGATTGGACTCTGGTTCTTTCCTTGGATTGCAGTCTGAATCCCGTATCTGGTCTCGACCTCGGTAAGATTGAACCGGCAATTCTGCGACAGGGCAGCACAGCCCATGGGCAGATTGGTGGGGTCATCCTCATCTACGAGGCCAAGCCAGCGACTGAACTCTACCTTGGTCGCTCCGCCGTAATTGGCCATTTACCTGCCTTAGAATCCCTGCAAACAGTGGTCAATTTCAGCGCCGAGGGTTTGCGTGCCAGCGGGATATGCACCAGAAAGAGCAGATCCCCCATTGGCAAACGTGAGGTTGTACTGTCCCGCCGTCGCCGTGGGGGTTAGAGTTGCAGAATAACCCGGAACTCCACCGAAGGTAGGAACGGCGCCAAGTGGAGCAGCTCCAGAAGGACCAGTAGCCGTCTGAGCAGCGGGGTTAGATGCTGCGTTAGTCAGAGTCACGACCTCGGGTGCAGCATAATTGCCACTCAGAGCGATCTTGAAGATCGTTGTTTTGAAGTTATTGCCGGATTTTTGATAGGCGATGGTAACTGCATTTGCCATGATGGTTCTCCTTGGTTGAATTGGTTAGATCAATTTCACATACAGACCGAAACTGCGCCACTCCCATCCCACGTTGGATTGGAGGTTGTAATTCCATCCGCGCCCGCTTCCGTTGCCGCGGTTTGGAGAGCCAAGCCTGAAACTCTGCCGCTGCATCTGTTGGGTGAGCTTGGCCGAGATGACATCCCATGCAGCCTTGGCGATCGTGCCATAATTGGTCGTCCACGCATCGTTGGGCCGCTCCGCGCCGATCAGCGCGCCGATGGAGTAAGCCAGGGCATGCGCCGCGAGAGGGTGAACCTCAATAACGCTGTCATCGGTTGTGAGGTCCGCCGGCCGGAAGTCTCCCCGCACACGGAAGTCAAACGTCCCGGCCTGCACTTGTTGAGGCGTGTCGGGCAGGATCGTGCATTCCTTGACGGGCTTCCACGGTCCATTGGTCCCAGATACACGGAAGTCCACAAAGCGGGGTTCCACAAGGTTCTTGAGGGGATAAGTCCTATCGGCTCCGGCGTATGGAGTTAGGTTGCTTTCGTCGGCTCCCACATTCACCGATGGAATCAGCACAACCTTTTCGATGTACGGCGAGCAGGAAAGCTCAAGGTACATGATCGACTGCTCATAAGCTGTGTTGCATTTCGGGGCGAGATACTCCTCTGTAAGCCAATCGTCATCGGGATAAGTGACCCCGACGAGCCCGCCAACCTGAGAGAAACAATCGCCCCGAGTTTGCATTGCTACCCTACTTCTGCGCTTCTACGCGCCGTGCTTGTTCGGCTTTGGCCTTCTTCCACTGCTCGGCTGTCAGCGTGTTCATCCTCACATGGTCAACCGAGATTTCACCGCTCATAAACGCCAGCAGCGGGTCCACCACGTAACTGCACTTGCACATGCCAGTCTTCGAGACATACTGGGCATTGCAGCGCGGGCAGCAATCCTCGGCCTTGAACTGGACATTGCGCCAGGACGGGGCGTTCTGGATTTGCTTCATGTGAAGCATGAAGTCTGCCACGATGTGCTGGTACTTCTGGATATTCTTGCGCTTCTGGGGGTCGTCGGCGTCGTGGTTCGCTTCCATCAGAACCGCGTGACAGTGATTGTAAAGCTGCTCATCGGCATCGGCCAGCATATCTTTGAGCGTGCGATCGACAAACCGCAAGTACCGCTCTCCCTTGCGGAAGACGTACTCAGGAACGCGCACCGTGTCGGCCGGCTTGAGACCGTCCATGGTGCCCTCAAAGACCACCACGCCGCCCGATTTCACTAGCCGGTCTTCGTCGGTCTCGCCCACGTACCAGTGTTTGAACTCCATCAGTTGCTCGACGGGAAGCAGGATCTTCACGTCGTAGCGCGCGCGAAGGCTTTTGTCGGACATCTCTTGGTTGCCGCGGTAGATGGGAAGGCTTCTGGTGCCGGTGACGGTCAGCGAGGAGAACGGCTTATCAAATGGCCGGGCCGGGCATTGGTAATCCCAGAGGCCAGTCTCGACCTTGAGCGGGAACGGTGAACGATTGAGGATGGTCGCAGGCTTGATCTCGCCGCGCAGTTCCAATTCGGTGATCTTGCGTTCACGTAGCCGTAGACGCTCCTGGGCTGCTTGGCCAAGATGCGCGAAGTCTGGTTTGCCGCCGCCGGCAAGAGCGGAGTCGGCGCCGATGATGGGAGGGGTGATTACTGAGGTTGCCATGGTGGTACGCTCCTTCTGTTGCGCTCCGAGAACTTGTCCCGCGAGGTTAGGTATGACTCATCAACCCTTGAGCGTTGACGAGACGGTTGCGGAACCCGCTGAGTGCCGGATTCCCTTTGATCGATTCGAGATGGCTCAATCGCTGGTAGGTGACTTCCTTCAAGAAAGCCTCGTACTGGGCCTCCTCTTTGGCGTCCGCCTCCTCGATATCCCGCTGCATCGCGCGGGCTATCGCAGCCTCATCGATCGTTCCATGAAGGTGCGGAGCGTTCTCCCATGCCGCGATTGACGCTCTTACGTCCTCAAGCAATGGAATCTGCGGCCAGGGTCCACCGCCGGACGGCATGAAGTATCCGCCCTTCTCGGGGAATGGTCCCATCATGGGGGTTACGCCGTCCTGAGACAGCGCAGACTCCCACTGTTGCCGGGAGCCGTAGGCCGATGCAGGAAACCAGCGTTCGAGAATCCAGCCTTGGCAGGGGTAGAGTGGAACCCAGAACATGCCGATCCTGATAGCGTCGGGGGCAATCTGCCTGGTGGTGTACCGGACATCCTTCCCCACGGTCTCAAACTGGACCTGTTCGGTCTCGTCGGCGAACTCCGTCCACATGCCGGCGCGCTGGACGAGATGATTCTCCGCCAGGATGATGCGCCAGTTGGGGTCGCCGTGCTCGTTCTTGCCGCCCCAGCGGAGTAGCTTGTCCGTTACTTCCGCTGGGGTATCCTGCAATGGATTGTTCATGGGTTAGTTGGAGAAGCTGGACTGGATGGTCAAGCCGTAGATCACGCCCGAGGTCCAGTTGTTCCTCGAAGCATAGTTGACCGCATCGTACAGCCACGCATCTTTGAAGCTGGATGTGTTGCTGCCGGACGGCCGCTGGAACCAGATGCCCTCAATCTGCCCCGGAACGAACTGCGGAGCGTCGTTGAAGCGGCACCGGATCATGCTGGCGCGGTCCATGAAGTAGAGCTTGTCGACTGCGGCCACGGTGTCCAGAAGCCACTCGACGCCGGCAATCATCTCCATGGTGAACGTGTCGGGAACGCCATCGAACTTGGGGGCCTTGCCTGTCGGCATGGTCACCTGTTGGATAGCAAAGCCCAACTGGTTCCACGACGCCCGCTGCGCGTTGTGCCCGTACCAGAAGTTCTTTGGGCGGTCGCGGTTGTACGTGGTGTTGCCCAGAGCCTGCTGCATCCTGGTGAGGAAGGTCTCGACGATGCCGAGAGTGAGCAGGGAATTGGCGTTGTAGGCCGGAGACTGCACATAAGACAGGCTGCGGTCCATGCCCAGATACTCGCCGGTCGTGTTGGGACTGACGATGTACTGGATTCCGTTGAAGAACAGTGGAGAGAGGGACGCCACGTTGTTGACCATGACATAATCGCCAGCGACCACGCCCGCCGGAACGTTATCCACGGTGATCTGGTTGCCGGTGCCAATACCGTTCTTGGGAGCGTCGACCACAACAGCCGAACCGCGCAGGGTGAAGTTGCCGTCTCCAGACATGAACTGTACGGTGTCCTGAATGTCAATCAGGCGGGAACCGAACGGGGTTGTGGCGAGAGCGATGGGATTGGCGCCGCCGCCGGCATAGGTCGCCGACACGGTGGCAATCTGGCCGGTGTTGAAGCCCTGGAGCGACTGATTGCGCTTCTTGGGCATCTTGGTGTGAGCGTCGGCAACGAGTTTGTCCACGGGGTTGACGGCGATTACCGTCTTGCCGCTGGAGCCGATGCGCTTCTGGAGGTCGGTGCAGGTGATGGCCAGAAGGATCTCGACGGGGGTCATGATGCCCTCGTTGTACGCTCCGCCGGTGCCGGTGGGGTAGTTGCCGCCGTCGGTCGAACCTGCGCCGAAGCTGCCACCGTACTCGTACTGGAGCATGACGCGGAACTCTTGGAGGCTGGTGATGGTCTGCGGGCCCATGGTCGAGAACCGGCGGTCCAGTTCGGACTCCATATTCTCAATGACTTCCTTGGGCGGCGTATAGGTTTGCAGCATGATGACGGAATCAGCCGATGCTGTGGTGAAGTTGGGAGCTGCCATGGTATACACTCCTTCGCGGACGCACAGAGGCGTGCTCGCGGTGGTTCAGGTTTCTTGGAGTGATTGTCGCGCGCCAGCAATGCGCTGATGCGGCTTTTGGATGTGAGAACGTTACCGAAAACTGACTCTCTAAAATGGTGTGCTTTGACCTAACCCCGTCGGGCGGGTAATACGTCGATGGTTAATCACATCACCAATTGAGTGCCGTTTTCAGCTTGCTCTCGACTTTCTTTCAAGGACTGCTGTACTGCGTTGCGTGCCAAATTCTTGTTCTGCGAGGTCGGCTCCAAACCTTCTTGAACCAACCATGCTTCCATCAAAGCCGGAAAGTCTACCGGATTACCCGGCGCTGGTTTAGACTTCTTACTACTCGGCTTGACGATGGCCTTTATGCTGGACCGCTTCTCCCGGAAAAGCGAGACTACCGCATCCCTAGCCGCTTTCCTGTTTTCGCGGGTGTAGTCCAACCCATTTACTTCCAGCCAATCTTTGACGAGATCCATGAACCCAATTTCTGATCTGTATTCGATCTGAGGCTCTGTGGTCCATGTGGCTTGAACGATATCCTCCGGCATGTTTGAAAAGCCAGAGAGCGATCGCACGTCAACATCTCCGGGGAATATCCGCTCCATACCGAATGTGGTTCGCGTGTAAACCGCAGACCTCAACTGCTGCCTGTCGAAACTAAACCACTCTCCATTGATGCTGTATCGAGAGAATCTCTCATGGAGCGCTGCTTCTACCGCCTGGGGGTTGGTGACCATCCAAACAGCGAAAACCTCGATTTTGAAGGGGAGCAGGACTCCAATGTCCTCGACACGGATCGCCACTTTCTTGGACATGCCGATCTTGTACCAGCCGAAGCGACTGGAGCCGATCAAGTAAACATATCCTCGGTATGACGGTAGATGCATCCTGCTCCTTAAAACTCTCGGGGCCTTTCGCATTTCGCTACTAAGCCCCCTCTTTGGGTTTTCTTGTCAGCGTTTCGCCGTCAGAATCTCGCGTTGCCGCGCAAATACCTGACTCAGGCGTTCGCTATCACTAAGAGAATGCCAGTCTTTTACCTCTTTGGCAAGTTGATTCGTTGCGGTGGACCATGCTTCGTCAGCATTCATCTGCTTTGGTTGCACCGCCGGGCCTGCTTTTGGCTCGGTACTGGCGGTCGGTGCCTTGCCTGTTTGCTGGCTCTGCGCCGCCGTCTGGACCTCGGAACCGTACTTCCTGACCAACTTGGTAACGATGCGGTTGAGGAGGCTTTTTCCTGTTTCGTCCCTTGATTGGAGCATGGAGTCGAACGCCTGGACGCGGGCCGCCATGTTCTCCGGTGTGGGATTGGCGAGGTACTGGACCTCAAGCTGGAGTTGCTTGTTGGACTCGTAGGGGTCGGCCTTGATATGGTTCTCGATCTCCATGCCGACGGCGTTCTTAAAGGCGCTCGTCTGGGTGCCCGGTAGCGGGGTGTTGAGTTGCCAGTCGGGAATGATGGCTCCGGCCTTGCGCAGCCCGTCGATGATCTTGTCCACCTGCTGGAAGGTCCGCGTGCTGGCGTCCTTGAAGAATTGTTGCGTCCCTTCCTTGCGCACCTGGTCGCGGGATTGCTTCTTGCCACCAGCCTTAGCCTCGGCATTGGCAGCCTCGATCCTCTTGGCCTCATCAAGCCTGCCCTGGACTTCCTTGCGCACATCGTCGGGCAGGTGGGAGAGGTCGGGGTCTTTCTTCGCGCCTGGGTTGCCGTCTGCCGGGTGGAGGTCGTCCTTGATGATCGACAGCGCCAGTTTGAGGTCGTTGTCGCGCTCGCGCTGGGCCTCGTCTGTGTACTGGTTGGCGGCCAGGCGGGCGTCTACCTCGGCCAGCGAACTGTCCGCATAGCGGTCGACGACGTGCTCGCCGAACAGATAGAGGTCGTCTCCGTAAACCGGTGATCCGGTCTCGTCCACCACCTGCTTGCCGTCGGCGCCGATGACGGCAAACTCCTGCATGAAGCTATCGAAGGCTTTGGACATCCCCTCGGGGGTCTCGGCCATCTGGAACTGTGAGCGGAGCCCAACGGTGCGGTTGGCAGTGTCGCGCGCGAAGGTAGCGGCGTCCTTGTTCGGGAAGATGCCCTTGAATTGCGACAGTTCCGCGTGCTCGCGGGCCATCTTGAACAGCGCACCCTTGGCGGCGGGGTTGCCTTCAATCGCAGCCTTGAGCGCTTCGTCGCCCTTGAGAAGATCGTTTAGAGCCTGTGGTGTGAGTGACGCCGGACCTTCATCCAGAGAAAATGTCTCTGCATCGGCGTCGGCCGCGGGAGTCTCAGTCTCAGCCGGCTTTGTCTCAGCGTCTGCCGGTGTTGCGGCAGCATCGGCAGCCGGCGTCTCACCTTCCGCTGGTTTCGTCTCAGTGCCAACCCATGGCGATTCATCATCGACGGCCACTCCTGGGTTCTCTGCCTTGAACGCTTCAAGCTCTTGCCGCCAGGTTACCTCGGCTTGGTAGGAATCAACGGCGTTGCCATACTCGCCGGGGTTGAGCTTCGCCGGCGGCTGGGGGCCGCTGGGTGTTGCAGGCGGGGCGCCCGCTGCTGGTGTAGCCGGGGCTGTTGGCGCAGCGGACGGCGCAGCAGGCGCTGGGGTGGACGGGGCCGCTACTGCGGCTGGTGCGGCTGGAGGAGCCGCGGCGGGCGCTGGAGCCGGGGCCGGTGCTGCTGGCGCGGCAGAAATCGGTACTACTGGGGTCGATGCCATGGGTGGTGCTCCTTCAAAAGACTGCGGGAACTTGTCCCGTCAGGTTGTGGGCTGCAAAGGAAAGGGCCGCCCGAAGGCGACCCCTATTGTAAAACTGGGCTCAGATTATTCCGGTTTTGATTCCGGGTTCTCGGCGGCAAGCGCGGCGGCCTTGGCGGCTTCAACGCTCTCATACGAAGTGGGGTCGGTCGGCATGATCGGCTCAATCGCGTGTGGCGACTCTGGCGCGCCGGGTTCCACCGGGCCTTGCGCCTCGTCGAGTTGCTCGGGGGCGGTGGGAGGTTCAGTTGGGGCGACCTCTCCCCATGGCTTCCAGCCGAACATGTTCCCCTCGACGAACGGCGCAACTGCCTTCTGGACCTGCGCAATGCCGCGCGTGGTGCCCTGCGCAAGCAACTGAGGACCGTTTACTGGATCTGCGTAGAGCAGAGTGAGAAGCTCGCCTTCGGCTGTTGCCTGGGACGCGAGCACGATGGCCGGAAGGGGCTTGCCGTTCCGGACGTAGATTATAGAGTCGTTGAACTGCTTTTGCATGGATTCTCCCTACTGTGGTGAAAGGAATTTTGCAACTTCTGAAACCAATTGCTTTCCGGCTGAAACCTGCCCTGCGATGCTTGCGCTCGGTCCCAGCGGCGGCATGGAACTCTGCTTTGTGAGGTTACTAAGTCCCGTCATGGCATCCTGGAGCGCGGCGGCCTCCATCTGTTGAACTGTGGGGTTAGGCTGCGGCGGCGGTGGCTGCCCTTCCTTGGCGGCTTGCATTTTTAGTTTCTGCATATACCCAGAAACTTGGCTCTGATAATCAAGCGCCAGCCGCTTGAAAGCTATTACATTCTGCCATCCAAGAGGATTCTGCGTCTTCACATCGCAGTTTTCTGCGCAAAATTGATCTATCGTTGGCAGCAGGATGCCGTAATCCTCAACCCACTTGTTGGGCGCGATCGAGGGTTGGAACATCGGCGAGCCGTCGTCCGGGTCCAGCATCTGCTGGCCGGTCTTGGGGTCAATCTTCGGCGTAGGCGGCGTCTGGAGCAGTCGGCGAATGTCTTGGAGGGTCTTCGACCTCTGCGCAGCGCCGGGCGCAACAGAGCCAGGCAGGCCCCAGTAATCGTTAAGCAGTTGCTGGTTGGCAGTCTCGTCTAGCCATGCGATCGCCGCGGGGTTCTGTTTCTCGGCCATCTCCATGATGGTCTCGCACCATTGGCGCTTTTGCTCTGGCGTCATGGGCAGGCCTTCGTCTGTGTTGGCCTTCACCCTCACTCGCCCCTGCATCTCATCGAGATGAACGTAGTTGTTCCGGAACTCCGAACCGTTCTCTTCGATCACCTTCCAGAGCGAACCGGTGTACGCCATGTTGACCTGCAGGCACTCGATAGCGTTCTGCCCAGCCCAGGCGTGCTCGTCTTTGATGGAGTCGTACACGTCGCCCAGCGGTCCCATGGCCTGGTCAAGCATCTGCTTCTGACCTTTGCCCGTCTCGACGCCGGGAGTAGTACCGGTGCCGGACACCTGCGGGGGAATGCCGGAGATGATCTGGCAATAGTTCCAGAGCCGGTCGAGATAGTTCATCAGGCCGGGGTCCATCTGGAACTGGAAATGATAGATAGCATTCGATAATGGCTGGGTTACACCCTCGCCGATGGACGGGGTTGGATTGAGCACCTCGCCGGTCAGCGGCTTTCCGCTCATCTGTCGAATGTCGATGCGGCGGGTATCAACCAGCGTGATGCCGGTCGAGCAGCGCTCCATGTAGTCATCGAGGATATTGTTGATGGCATTGAAACGCTCGTTGAAGGGAACAACATTGTCAGCCACGCTGGGCGGATACAGGCCATACCCACGGTGGAGTTTACAGCAGGACCACTCTTTGACCAGCACGGCCGGTTCGCAGTTAAGAACCAGCGGGCCCCACATGCTCAACTTCAGACCGTAGGGGAACAACTGCTGCAGTTTCTGTACAAAGGCGTCGTCGTTCGAGATTCGGTAGTAGGAGTTTGGCTGCACCCAGACCAGAGAGTAAGTGCCGCGCGCCGCGAAGATGTCGGCGGTGACCGAGAATGAGGACGAGTAAACCATCGTCCGGACCAGCCGCTCGTAGCTGGCATTGTCATTGGTCGCGCTCTCGACGCCCTCGGTGATCTCGGCGGCCATGTCGGGGAACGTGGCGCGAATGTCCGATGCATCCACTTCCCATTCAAGCGCCAGGAGCGGAACGTCGGCCAGGTACTCCTTGGTGGGGTCCGTGTCCACCTGGAGCGGGGAATAGATCGACCACTTCGGCAAACCGTTGGGCTTCTTCTTGGTGCCAACCTGCCCGATGCCGGTTGTGGACTCGCCGGGTTGGAAGTCTTGGGGATTGAGCGGTGCCTGGCACTTCGGGCACTTCATAGCTCCGGACTGCGCTACGTCGGTTTCAGAGGAGTTCTGCCCGCAATTCAGGCAGTGGAAGTGGTCGTCTGAGATTTTGGCCTGGACCTCGCCAAACACCGGCTCATCCTTGTAGCCGACCCAGACTCCATCGATCACAAACCGGGTCCACTTGAAGTAGACGCCATACAGGAAGAGATATTGCGACTCCAGCCCAAGCAAGCCCTTGACGGCGTTTGCTTCCTCGATGATCGAGATAGCCTCCTGCGCGGCCTTGGCAGTCGTCATGTCGGCCAGGTTCTCGGCGTTCTCGGGGCGAATCACAACGGGCGGCACAGCGCGCGCCACGGCGGAAGTGAAGTTGCGCCGGCAGGTTTGGGTGATGTTGTTGACGTACTTTTCGAGGTAGCTGTAGTCGGATTCCTGGTTGTTCTGGCGATACCACGCCACGGCGTCGAAGTAGGTCCGGCTGATTGGGTCCCAGCCCAGAATCTGCTTACCCTTGTCGTACTCGGTGGACTTGAGCCAGTTCGGCATCTTCATGATGCGATCGGTGGCCCACTGCGTTCTGAATGGCTGGACGATCTCCCCTGAAACCCTGAGAGCTTCCTCTTTCGTGAGGCCGCCAAACCGCCCAGGGGAGTCAGCATCGCCGCGCAGGGGGTTCTGCGGGCTGCGCTCGACATTGGGCGTAGGCTGGTCCTGCTGCGCACCCTGCTGGGGCTGCCCAGGCTGCATGGCGCTCATCTGGAGTACGGGAGGATTAGTTGCCATTCGCTGCCGCCTTGACTCGGTTCATTTTGGAACGGGCCTCTGCAAGTTGCTCGGTGACACTCTTCGCGCCAGGGACTTGAGCTGCCCTGTAGGCGTCCCGGTTGGCAATGTCGATGATGTTGGCGATGGTGGGCCTGCCCGCGATGGGTTGAATCTTCGACAGGTCCGTATTCTCGCCGATCACCGGAGCGGCCAACTGCTGGTTCTGGATGTAGTCGAGGAACTTCTGGCGGAGTTCCTCAAGCGCAGTTTCGGCCTTTACGGCGCGGGCGCGCTCCTCGTCGAACCGTTCGCGGGATACCCAAGGGAGTTTCATCAGTTGTACTCGGTGACCATGACGCTGGTCCCGGTCCCGGTTCCAGACCGTACCTGCGCCATGACGGTGGCATTGGTGAGCCCTGGAGGGTTGTTTCCGATGATCGGCTGCCCAAGCTGGCCGATAATCTCGCCCCATGCACCGATCTGGCCAACCTTGTTGCCCAACTCGAACTTGGCGACGACCACCGTTCCCTCGGCCGCTTCGGTGTTGCCGCCGACGGCCTGGAAGATGGTTGCGAAGCCGTTGAGTGTGTTGTCGTTCGGCACTTTGTATTGGAGGATGCCCTGGAGCGTGTTGGCGCCACCGGCCACCGTGATGCTGCTCTCCTCGACCACGAGCCGGCGGACAGTGGACTTAGCGACAATGTTGACGAACGCGCCGGAGTCGGCGTTGATGTCGAGGATGTACTGGTTACCGCTGTAGCCTGGTTTGCTCATTTGCTGCCTGCCTTCTTGCCAAAGATACGCTGTCCGGCCCTCTTTGGCTTGATGTTCGATGGTTTCTCGGCGGCGCCGTTGTTCAGCGGCTCCTCCTGCTTCATGTGGAATTGCTCATTGCCAGGAATCGGGATCTTCTTGGCCTTAAACATATTCTTACCTTTCGAGTAGCTCATATCCATGGTTGCCTCGATTCTTTTTCTCTGATACTCTGTGTTGCCGCGGACTCTACCGCCGCTCTGCTTCGAGCCCGCGTGATCGCCGGGAAGCGGCAGAAACCGGCGAGGCAACCTCTTTGAGACCGCGCGCCAATGAAAAGGGCGACCCGAAGGCCGCCCATCTCATGCTCTGGCGTGTTCCGCGATCTCCTTTTATTCTCCGGTGGTAGGCGTGAATTGTTTTACCGTCCTGATGAACTGGCAGGGCGACGTGGACATTGCAAGCCGCGTGGGATGGTCGGCGACACAGCAGCCATCGGAAGCCCAGCCAGGATGCCGAAGCGAATCGCCGTGAATCATAAAACTCAAAGCGTCACGGTCGTACATCTCGCTTCCCGGCAACGGAGTGAGATGGCAAACGATCGGTCCTTTTTCGGGATCATCGAACCATTTTCCCATCGCGTAGGTCGCTTCTGGCAGCGGGCCATGGCCAACGATAGCCTCAGAGTCTACATTATCTTTATCTGGTCCGTTCCCAGCATAGCCCGTCGAGACGTAGGCACCGGATGGGTTGAAGTAGCGGCCGGTCGGGATTTCAAAGGTCCACCACATATTGTGCTCCAGAACTTCCGCACCGTGTTGGTTGCGCCCTGTAATACGGTGCCTATACAGCGGCGTCAATCAGAACCTGGATTCGGTTGGCAGACTTTCTTATCCGTGTCGGGGAGTGCCGCGAGATGTGTACCCTCTGGGCAGCTAAAGCCCATTGGGGAAACAAACATGCCTCCCATAGGAAGATTGTCCATGCCAAAATTCGGAGTCGGTTCTGAGTATTGTTTGTCAATGGCTTCACCCTCTTCCGTGCGCCAGTTGCGCGAATCCAGAACTTCCGGGGCCTTGCGACCCCGGTTTGTGCGCGGGCTAGGACGCCGGGGGAGGGGCCATTGCAGCGTTGAGCGCATCCACTTCGGCCTGAACCTGCGCAGCGATGGAGGCGACGGTTGCATCGGGATCGGCGTTCTTGACGAGCGCGATGATGTTGTTGACCGCAGTGGTGAGCGCGGTGACTGACGTTTGCAGATCGGTGAGTCCTGACATGATGATTTTCTCCTGTTTCCGTTGAAGGTAAATGACATAGCCCAGCATTGCTACCTGGACCGCTGCGAGAATGCGTGTGCCGTAGAACATTAGGCTACCTGCGCTTGGTCGAAGTCAAAAAGGAAATGCTCGCCTTGATCTTCGAGGTTGAAGCGAAGTTCCTTCACGGCGTCTTCCTTAGTCCTGCCGTGGCCGTAAAGGTGCGGAAGCTCTTCCATGCCGTCGATGTAAGCGCACCAATCGAAGGCGGTCGTAGGGATCGGTGGAAACACTGGTTGAACGATGATCTGCATTGTCTACTCCCAGTTCTTTTCTTTAGGTCCGCGCCGCGCTGGTTCAATCTCTGCCCTCCGGCTGCGTCTTTCTAAGGTCACATCCTGCCAAGCAACATTTCTTCCACCGGGATAAACCTCGTAGGTATAGGCTTCGTGTTCAAGCAGTTTAGCCCATATCTTTTGCTCATCCCTCTTAGCCACTGCAATAGCCCGTGCAAGATCGGGGAGTCGATACGGATGCTTCCAGTCACGGCCTAACGGTTCGCTCAGCATTTCCCCTCTTCTCCAGCCGCGCAACCGACTGCCCAGGCGCGGGCGGTGTCGGCAGCGCGATCTGGTAAACATAGTAGCCCGTAATCACCTGCGGGGCTACTTGCCAGTTGAGTATGTTCGCGTTGAACGGTCCCTGCCCCGGCACCGTGAATGGAATCACAATGCTGCTTGCGCCGGTCCCGTCCGGCGAGGTCACGGTCAGGATGCAGACCTGGCCGGCGCTCGGGATCAGGTTCGCTGGCACGGTCACAACCATCTGCGATGCGTTGGAATCGGCCACGGCTGGCGTCAGTGGGCAGTTGATGGGGTCATTCGTCGTCCAGACCGGCACCAAGCCCGCTGGCAAGGTCGTAGGCATTCCGAACTGGCCCTTGGGAAACGCGGCAAAGAGTCCTGTCTGACCGGGCAGCAGACCTGCGCCTGGTGACGGTTGCGCCGCCGTGAGCCTCTGGACCGCCGCCGTTAGGTCCGTAACCGCCTGCTGGAGCTTGGCAAGTCCCGGCTGCTGCGCGTGGCAGGGAACGGCAAGGAGCGCGATGAGGGCGAGTCTCTTCATCGCATCCCCATGAAAATCTGCTGGTCCGGACGGCACTCGATGCTCACACAGCGCGGGAACCATAGCGGCTGCGGGATCTCGTCAAGCCATGTCCATGCAGCCAGATATTCGCCGAGCTTCTCAATCCCGCTCTCGAATGCCGCATCTTCTCGTTTCGCTTGGCGTGCTTCGCGGTATCGAGTACACCATACTTGGCGTGGCTGCGCGGCTCTAGCTGCCTCTGCCGCCTTGCGCACCTTCCATGGGATGTACGGGGCCATCAGTCTACCTCTGCGGTTTGGAGCGCGATCAGGCCGGGTTGCTCAGGCATGGGTGGTGTCATAAATTATTCGCATATTTGACAATGAGGTTGGCAAAACTCCTGGCGGTTTCTGCATCGAGACCAATCCAAGCCGTAGGCTTTCCGAAGTCGATAACCACCGTGCCGTCTTTCTCGAAAACAGCCAGCCTTAACTCCCCTTCGTCGCTCTCGTTAAGTTTGCCGCGAGGATGATTGTTGGTGGCTCCCAGCGGATTTTGCGTCCATGTTTTGAACGCCCGCAGCTCCTGGGCATCTGGCCATGCTCCCCGAAAGGTTACCACTCGATCATCGATGCCGATAAAGGCAGGAGGTTTGTCAACTGGGAATACAAGAGCCTCGACTACGGAAAGGTATTCATCCGATGGCAGGTTCCTGTAGAACCAATTTTTCATGGCTTCAATGCCGCCCTCTTGGTTGCTCCGAGAGCTGAATATATCGACTTCAAAAATGGCTTGATAGGAGCGGAGGGCTTCCCACATACCTTCCGTTGGCGCATCGGGAATGTTAGCCGCGCCCTTCCACCCCGACGTGTACAGATGGCACACGCCGTCAAAGTCGAGGTTGAGAATCGGCTTTCTGCCTGGAGATATGCTTACTTCAGTTGTCATTCGTCCCACCATCCCTTGTTCATTCCGGTCACCGCCGTAAACGCCAGAGCCGCTACGAACGCCACCCAGCAGAGCGCGGATTCGAGTTGGGCGATCTGGTCGGGCGTCATGGGTGCCTCTGAATTGCGCGGGCCGGATCACGCTAAGGTAGAAGCTCGAAAGCAAACTACCAGTCCTCGGCCCGCGCAAACTGTGCCGTCTCTGGCTGGCTACACCTTGCCGATGCCCTCGACCGGGTTCGTGTCGCAAGCGTTGTTCCATGCCGTGTTGTACTGGCTCTCAGGCGAATGGAAGATGCTGCGCTTGAAGCCAGGTACGAGCACCGCAACCTTCGCCGCTGCGTCTGCCGCCGCTGCGTCTGCCGCCGCTGCGTCTGCCGCAACTGCCGCCTGGTGCATGGCCTGAGTCTCTTCATGAGTAAGGAGAGAAGCAGGGGCCGGCGAGTTGGCCGTCAGGATAGCGATGACCGCAGTGATGCCAGCCGTGATGATGTTCACGTAAAGCGCAACATTCGGCGGAAGCGGAAGCGTGTCGAATACCGCCGTGAAGGCGTTCATGAGTTGGAGCACGTTCTGCGCGGTGGTGCTGGGAGTCCAGTTCTGAACGGCGAGCAGAGCCGCATCATAGGCGTTCATGGCCGCGATGCCGTTCGGGGTGTTGAGTTGGCCGGTGGCGGCGAGCAGCGACTTGATTGTCGGTTCGATTGCGGCCATCAAAGCGGCTGCGGACTTCGTTGCGTTTTTGCACATGGTGCGTGTCCTTTCGGTTAGTAGCCGTGGTTGATGATCCGTTGGAGCAGAAGGAACTCTTCAAACTCCGGGTGCCGCGTGATGATGTCAAGCGCCTGAGCAACCACCCTCTGCCGGGAAGCGTTCGAGTTGAACTCGCGCTCAAGCTGTAACCGCAACGGAACTTGAGCAGCTTGCGCATACCCAACCTTGTCTCGCGCACAGCCAGCAACAGCCTGGTTGCATGTTGATTCCTGTTGCGCCTTCGTTTTCTCGTGGTCCATCTGGTCCATCGGTGTCCTTTCGGTTGTGCTGCGTTACGGGTTCTGTTTCAGTCTGCCCTGCTCGTCAACCGGCAGACCGGGCGCATACTTGGATGCTACTGGCGGCGGTGTGACTGTGGTCGTCTCGGTTTGCTTTGTCTCCACCACCGTCACCTGCGACTCGGGCGGCAGCGGCGATTGCTTAAGGTAAGCCAGCACTGGCACCGCAAAACCGAATAGCGCCAGCTTGCCGATGTTCGCCCAGCCGGTCGGCGTGAAGTTGAATACCGAGGGCGCGACGATCACGCCACCGAGGGCACTTGATGCGCCGCCGATGCCAGCGGAGATCAGCGAGTATAGCCAAGGCTTCCAGTTCATTTCGTCGGCTCCTTCGCGGTCTTGCGCTGGTGGACCGAAGCCTCATCGTGAAGCACGATTTTCCAGATGGAGTTCACGATGTACGCCTGCACGGTTACACCTTGATCGATAGCCTGCATCTTCATCCTGCGGTGCAGGTCATCGGGTAGCGCAATGTTCGGTCTGACACTCATGACGCAAGTGTGTCACTTGTCCCGCAGGTTGTCAAGCCCCTGCGCGATTATTTTCAGATCAGATCAGGGTTCGCCTCGCCCATGAGTACGCGGATCATGCGGCAGAGGCGGCGGCTGCATTGCTGGTTCGGGATTATCAGACCGCTCTGAATCATGCGCACTTCATTGTAGGGCAAAGGACTCCAATCGAGGTCGGTTGGGCCTACGTGGATGATTTCCGGGCCATCGTCGCCCTTGGGCGCCTGCTCGTGTCCCTTCGGGCACTTGTCGTTGACGAGCGCGGTGCCGCAATGGACGCAGTAGATGATCGGCGGCGGTCCTGGGTTAGGGTTGATCGGGAATCCTTGCTTCTTCGGTTTCATGCTACACCTCACTGACTGTGATCGCCGCCGTTTGAAAGCAGCGGTGGCAGCGTGTTGAACTCACTCTTGCGTCCCTTGGGAGCAAAGAACGAGGGCTTCTTCGGCTGCGAGTCCTGCGGCGCGATCGTAAACGGCACTGGGTCTGGTCTGGAGTAGTAATTCTTCCAATCGTCCGTGAGCTTGATGATGTCAGGGGCTTTCCGAGCCAGCGCCATGAGCGCCTGCACATCTTTCCAACCATCGGCGACGGGGCCAGCGCCAAAGATTCCTAAGAGCGCGATTGCGGTAGTGGTGGCCCATGCGGCCCGCTTCTTGCGCCGATCTGCTACATCATTCCGAGTTTTCCAGTCGCTAAAGAAGGTTCTTCCCTCAGGAATGAAGCCAGTTTTCCCATCATCGCCGTTGAAGAGTTCTTTCCTTATCCTCTCCACCGTCGCCTGAATCACAGGCAGCGGACTATCGAGCTGTCGGTGGTCCAATCTAGCGTCTACTATTTCCACGATTTGATCCCTCTCGTCCTCGCTGAGTGGCATCCCATCCCCCCGAACCCCAAAATCTACAACCCCGGCTTTCCGATTACTGGAGCCTTGCCGGGTGCGCCAGGTTTGGCGCGGTTATGATCTTACTTCGTGCCCGTGTTCAACTGCTGTGCAACTGATACGGTCAGCAGATAGACCAGGCTTTTCTCACCCGTAACGCAAGGGGTTGTTGTGACTGAAGTTGGAACTGCAACTGTGTTGTTAGCCGGGTGAATGAGAATAGGATCACCAGCACTGTTGAGAGTGAGCAGCCCATAGGATTTCTGGATGCGAGGCACAAACATTGTCGGCTTAGATTCGGGATGGTTAAAGGCACAAGCTGCAAGGGGCGGTGCAACAGGTGCTGTTTGGGCAGGGGTAGATGCCTTGCCGAGAACAGCCACAAACAGAACCGCGAGTAAAAGTACTTTTTTCATTTTTTGTCCTCCTTATGGACAAGGTATTTCGGTGCCGACAAGAATGCCGCCGCTTAGCTGGAACCGTCTGCAACTTCCATCTACCGTGTCTTTCCAGATCACACCATTGATAGCTGAGTCGCTAAGAGTAATATCCCCCTGTGACCGTACCGCTGGTGCTGCTGCGCCGGAGATTGCTTTACCTTTGAGCGCAAACAGCATCAATCCACCATATCCGTCGTATGGATAGGAGACAGATACGCCTTTTTGCACACCCGCTGCATAAGCCGGGGCTGATGACATTGACGTGTAAATCGAGGAGGTATCTGGCGTAGCAAATTTACCTAAGTATATGGGGATACCACTATCTACACGCGCATACGCTGCAATCAACCTATCGTTTGGTTGAGTCGTGGTCAAGGTTGGCGTCGTAGCTGTCCATTGGATTCCGACACCAAGTGGATTGTATGTCGTCAACATTGCAACACCACTACCATCCACACAAGAGGATGATGCAGCCACGTTGGTGTACTCAGCTACGCTCATACCATTAGTCCCACAACCTGGATATGGAGATACCGTTGAGGAAACTGTAATTGTACCACCGTTGACATTGCAAGCAACTGCTGACCATACATCGTGGTAACTGGCGGGACTTATAATTACACTTGCTGCTGTTGTGTAGGTGTTCCCTAAATTGTCTGTTATACCCGGTAATCCCCCCTCAGCATTTCCGCAATTTACAACGATGGCATTTCCAGCCGTCACCGGATTGGGGAGAGTCCCTGTACCATCCGAACTTCCCTGCACAAATACTGGCTGCAAAATGCCAGTTGTGTTCGCGCTGAAAATGGCGGCGGCGTTGTTAGCATCGGGAGCTACAACAGTCTGCGTGCCGTTAAACGTCTGGCTCTGATTGTTCAGCGCCAAGTCTACAGGATTGGTTAGAAGATTCAGTGCACCGTTGATTGAAACATTGTGCGCTGACAGGTTCGCATCTGGCATCAGCGCGGTGGCTGCTGTCGGACCGGAGACTAGGATTTCTGTCTGTATGTTAGAGGGATCGTGGACCGTGCATACATCGCCGCTATCGCCGTTTAGGTAAGGTGTAAGCAATAAATTCTTGTCAAAACACAGCGCCGAGTCACCGGGCATATCCGTTACTAGTTGATCCACGTACGGCGCATAAAATTGCATAGCCGAATAACCGCCTTGGGTATACTCGCTGGGAAAATTGTAGTTTGGCAGAGTGATCCCAAACGATGCCACAGGTCCGGAACCCGCAGAGTTGTTAACTGTGCTGACTCTCATATTCAGCATTGCTGCCTGATCCGAGCTAACCACCTGCTGTATGTCGCCTAAACCCGGCTGGATGGTGTTTGAGATGGTGGCAGTGGAGATTGCAGCCTCTAACCGCGATACTCCGGGATCGGTAAGATGCAGGTTTTCGCAATTGGTCGCGGGGTTGTCTGGATAGTCACAGAAAAAATACCTATTAGGATAAAAGGGTAACAATGCGGCTGGATCAGCAAAACTGTTCCAATAATATCCGCAAATGTTGCTTCCCGCTGTCTGACCGGGTTGTCCTGCTACTCCTGCTGTAGTGCAAACCGCTGGGTTGGAATTCAACGATGTCTTGGACTGTTGACTCAACCACGTGCTGATAGTCTGTGTGCAGTTAGCAGCTGCAGAAGCATAAACATTGCTTGGAACTGGTAGCAGTGTTTCCGCCGTGTAGAGATAACCCTTGGCGTGAACCTGTTGCATATACGAGAAAAGATTTGCTTCGGTGGTTGCCTGTGCGGTGCCGCTAAGACAATCCTGCGACCCAAGCTGTGATACAAGGATAGTGCTACCCGGCGTGACGCTTGGAAAGTTGGGATTCGTGGAAAAGGTGGCAGCTTCATTCGCGGCGCTATCTCCACCTGCTGATTTTTGCACGATGGTTACACCAGCATACAATGGATCATCGCGCTGCTGTTGCGGAAGCGCATATTTGCAGGACTCATATCCTGCCCCGGTCGAGCCATCGGGTACTCCTGTAGATGTAGCGTCAAAGGTGAATTGATTGGTCCCTGGCATCCCTGTAACTGTCGCCACAAAACCGTTGAGTGCTGTATAAGAGCCGCCAAAAGTAGAGAGCAGCAGCGCATTATTCACGACCTGATTGTTGGTGTTAGCCTCTGTGCATGTTGCGATATGGCTTGAAATGGTGCAGCCTGAGATTGCATCTTCACTCAATGCCCCCACTTGACAGCTACCCGCTACAATCTGCCGTGAGTCACCCATATCCACAAGCGTTTTTCCTGCCAGTGGGCTGACATACCCACCCCCGCCGCCAGTGCTTGCAATGCTGACTGTGCTTCCAACAGTGCTGACCGCTATGCCTGCCCCGGCTGCTATCGTTACTGCAGTGGTGACGCCGTTGACGCTGGGTACGCCCCCGCCGCCGCCAGAGCCGCAGTCGGAGCCTGTGCCCGTTACAATTCCATTGTCATCCGTGTGTAAGCACTGATGCAGCCCAGAGCCAGCCGCCTGTTGAGGCAAGCTGATTTGGCTGTGATGGATGTCTACAATCTTGTTGCCAAAGCCGTCGTAGAGTCCATAGCCATCGTTGTTATACCCGTTCGGCTTGATAACACCGCCCAACTCAGGTGTAATTGTGTTGCTCTGGTTCAGGAAGTCAATCTCACCGGGAATTCCAGTTGCCGGGTTGAAGGTGATCGCTTCACCAAATTGGTTTTGAATCTGAGCCTGAATGTTCAGGTTCTGCACAGGCTGAGCGTTCACTGGGGCAGACGCGCCGATTTCGCTCCATGCCGTCCCGATTGGAGAACCGGCAGTGCCATAGGTAGATAGCCCTTGGAAATTCCACAAGGGCTGCAAGATTGGGCTTCCGCTCCAATACACCTTGTTGATGTTCGCCCAAGTGCCACCCGAGAACTCCATCGCGCCTTCCTGCACAGACTCTACACGGTATGGGTCCGAAACGAGCGTGGTGCATCCTTCGCAATCGAAGTTGAATACAGGCGACGGCCCGAGAGACCCGTAAAAGATCGGACGGTACAAATACTTGCCGTTAAGGTTGGTGAGGGGTGATCCTCCAGCGTTGCGGTTATCGCGGGCGAGATTAAGATACCCAAAACCCGTGATGCCTTTGTAGCACATGGCGTTCGCGCCCTGCGGCGTGCTAAAGCTCGGTCCTGTCTGACGCTGTGCAATGCCCATTGGGGTAGCGCAAGTCTCAGGCATATCCACGGCGTCTCCGGTAAAGTCGGAGTGCCACACAGCCTTGTCAAACCAGGTGTCCAGGTTGGCGTACACCGAGTTATATGCCGAAGGCTCGACTACCATGTTGTCAAAACCTTCAAAATCGTTGATCCCACCCGCGCCAGCCGGGAAGTCTGAGCGGTGGCTCCATGTTCCACCATTAACGTAGGGAGCGCCTGAGTCAAACTCCAGATTGCTAACTTTCAGTCCAAGATCGGTGGACGCGCTCAAGATACCGATACCTGTTGCAAAAACCATGTCGTGCTGGTTTCCCTTGTTGGCGTTGTTGGTTACCCACAGCCCGATAAATCCAGAGTCTATTTCCAGATTACCCACGTCCTCTCGGCTATACGGTCCTCCGAACATTGCTGATTGAGTTTGCAACACGCCTGGAGTAGGGGTATCAACAGTCACCCCATCCCACGTGCTAAAGACGGAGGCACCCTGTAGCGCTGACCCGGTCGGGGCGAACGTAGATGCTCCTGATACCAGAGCTACCTGAATCGGGATAGCCGGGGGGATAAGTGGGGATAGGTTGGTACACTGAGCATCAAACTTGGACGTGCCGGAATCCCAGCAAGCGAAGGGGCCAAAGACAATAGTTGGGGCAACAGAGCCGCATCCTGTCGGAGCGGTCGTCCACACGGCAGAGGAAATGCCGCCAGAGGAGTTCGATGAGGCTGTACCCACGCCGACGAAGTTGGTTCCAGCATAGCCGCCGACAGTGGAGCAAGTTGAGCCGCCAGCATTGAAAGCGTGAATCGCAAGGAAATTAGTTTGGGAAGTTGGGTGTCCGCCGCCAGCATTGGTGATGGTCGGGGTTCCGCAGGTGCCGCCAGTCAACGAGCAGGTTGCAGCTTCCCCGTCTCCGCCAGTCGGAATTACGTTTGGAGCTACTGTGCCGGTTAGACCAAAACCGGCATAGACGATTGTGACAGGGTTCTGCACGTGCCCGCTGGAGTCAGTTGTAACTGTAGCGAACTCACCACCGCACGGACCAGCGTAAATAGTTGGGCATCCAAGCCAGCTAGAAGCACTCTGTCCAAAATCCAGAATTTCTGTATTCGAGGCGGGGTAGTTTGTACCCCCGCCAGTTACGGTGCAAGCGTTAAGATGTCCGGATACAGTGGTACAAGAGACCGTCGCTCCAGAGCCACCTGCGTTAGTCTGATAATCGCCTGAGTCTTGAGCAAGACCACCATAGGCGTAGACAACATTTCCATTAGCGTCATGGTCATAGGTGGCAAGCATATAGTGGCCCGCCAGCCAAGCACAAGTTCCGCCGTTGCCCTGGACAACTGCTGTGTAACAAGCATGGGCAGCGGGGGTGTTATCCGTGCCCCAGATGCCATAGGCTGAGTCCGTGGTCTGGAACTGCCGATCCACTGTAAAATGGGTGGCGTCAATAACTGACACAATTTTGGCGGTGTTAGCGGTCGTGATGGAGTTCGCAACGAAAGGCAAGCCCCCCGTCCAAGCTCCTGAGTTTTTGTTAAATGAGATGTATTTGCCCACGTCGGCAGACGTGAAATTCCAAGAGTAACCGTCAAGTGAGCCTGTGACGTTAACAGCATATCCCCCGCTAGACCAGCCAAAGCTCATGTATCCAAAGGATGGCTGCAAGTCGGCGATGCCGCCGTAGCACAAAATGTTGCTGTAGACCGATGCCGCCGCGCAGTTAAGCGTGGGTCCAAGCTGACTCCACTGATACGTGCCTGTCACATTTGAACACTGGAAGATTTCCGATGTGCTGCTCGTATAGAAAGTACCATTGTTTGCGATTGCCGAGCACGTCGCCGAGGGAGCGCCCACTCCGATTGTCCATTGCGGAACCCCGAGGTTTGTCGCCGCGCCATAGGCCGTGGTCGCACCTGTGCCACCACCGGGTATCGAAATAACACCGCTGATTCCTCCTGACTGCACGAAGTTCGTCCCGTCGCTGACCACCGTGACAGTGGTGCCATTTGTAATCGTCACACCGGTTCCAGTCACGCCGATAACCTGAATAGACTGGCTTCCGGTGGTAGCGTTCTCGATGGTGAATTGGAAGCCTGCTGCCTGGGGGGCCACAAGACTTCGTGTTGCGGTGAGCGAGACCGAGCTAATCACTTTGATAAAACCGGCGCTCATTTCGGGATAGACCATCGTGTGATTTGCGTCAGATGTGAATGAAATAACTCCCGGATTGCGATTCGGGAAGACGCCGCCCGAGCCGATGTTGCCGGTCAATGGGATCTGCGGTGCTGGAACCTGCGCGAGGGCGCAAGGGGCCAAAATGGCGAGAATCAACAGTTTCGACAGATTTTTCATATTAGCTAGCCACCTTTGGCGTGTACGTTCCGTAGAGCGGGTTGGTGCTCTGGTACAGGTACATCGTCACCGTCACGCCAAACTCATTGACGAATGTCACTGTAATGGGGGGATTGAAGGCAAAGGGGAAGCCGGTGCCGGCGTCGATGAAGGTGTGACTGCCTCCCAAGAGCAGCAGGTAGACGTTCTGCGCACTCGGCGTGTAAGGCCCGAAGGTCTGTCCAACCGTCTCGGCGCCCAGGCCGGCGCTCGGCAGGGCGTCGCTGGTGCTCAGCACGGCGGTTGTGTCGCTCGCGGTCACCGTTGAGGTCGCCCCGGCCGTCCCTACGCCGCCAAAGATGCGCGGCTGCCATGTGTACTGCTGGGTTGCGGTCTGCGTAGAAGCTCCAGTCGCCGTGAGTGTCACAGTCGTCGTTGCGATCGCGGAATGGTGGAAGCTGCCAACGATGGTGCCGGTTGTGAATGGAGAACTTAGGACTAGTGGCGAGTCAATCGAGTCAGTGTTGGTGATGTTGGCGCTCGACGGAACCCCGGTGTACGTCGCCACGCATGTGGGATTCGTGACCGTCTGCCCGAGTTCAAGCGATCCAGCGCAGCCGGTGAAGGAGTTGATAGTGAACCCACCGCCGCCACTGCATAAGTTCCCTTGATTGGTGTAAACAGCGCCATTCCAGATATAGGGAACCAGGCAAGCTGTGCGCGCATCGAGGATGCTTATGTTGGTAATGCCGGTCGCCGCCGTAATAGTGCCGGTTGTTCCGCCCACCCGTGTCCAATCCGGCGTTAGAACAATCTCATACGGAAGGCCGTGGGCGTAGTTGATGGCTTCTTGGAGCCCACCAGTAGCCGATGTGAGTGTGAATGTTTTGTGTGGATTGACTGGGTTCACGGTGATCGAGCAGCCGAAGCCTCCGACAGTCACCGCTGTAGGAACCACGATTTCAGAGTTGGCCGGAACCTGATCTTTGATGTAGATGGGGGTTCCAACGGCAAATACTGGGTTGAGCGGGATGCCGTTGGCGTTCGTTGTGCATAAAGAGGGCGCCGACCACGAGAACTGGCCTTGATTACCTTGAGGGATTGACCAGAGGCCGAAAGTGGAGGCGTAAAGCAGGCCTGCATCGTTGCCAGGGTTCCTGGTTGGTTGCCCAGGAGACTGCGCAGAGATCAACTGCCCTGCGCCCAACGCGATCATCGCAAGCCAAAGAATGAGTTTTTTCATGGGGTCACTGGTAGGGGATGTAGTGAACGGTGCCGGCAATGTTTACCACCAGGCAGGCGGCAGGACTTGTGCCGACGGTGTTGCAGTTCGAGGCCGCAGCGGTTGTGCCGCCCAAACCGACCTGTGAGGCCGCTACTGTGGGAGCCGCGGCGGTGAGGACAATGGTGTTGCTGGTGGGACCGATTAGAGTTGGGTTGGTCTGAAGCACAAGCTTTCCCGTTCCGGTGCTGCCTGATGCTGGGGTTGATCCCGAGTACGGCACCAGCGTCGATGTGCGCGCATCCAGAATCGTGGTGTTGGTCCCGGCCGTGGCGCTGGTAATCATCCCGGTTGTGCCGCCCATGGTCTGCCAGTCTGGAGTGAGGACCACGACATAGTGAGCCGAGCCGGCGAAGTTCAGCGCTTCCTGGAGGCCGAGCGTCCCAGATTGCAGGTAGTAGTTGGAGTGGGGATGGGTAGCCGGCAAAGAAACCGAGCAGCCGGAGCCAAGATAGCTAGCCAGGGTCGGCGTCACCGTCTCGGTGTTGCTCGGAACGCCAAGATCCACGATGGTGATGGGCGCGCTGGTGGAGTAGAGCGGGAACACCAGGCCGCCGGACGTGCCGTAGCACTGGCCGGGATTATCCCAGCGCGTGCCCTGCGGGGTCGGTGAGGCGGTCCAGTGGGCGAAGTTGGCAGCGTAGAGCAATCCTGCGAGGTTGGCTGGGCCGTTGGCCGGGCTCGTCACGCTGGCTGTTGCGCTGGTGGTTTGGGCAGCAAGCGCCAGTGGCAGAGCCAGAAACGCTGCAAGCAATACTAATCTTTTCATGGCGATGTTGCTCCTTTGCATAAAAGAAGGCGGCCAGTGCATATTCTGGCCGCCCGGTGCATTCGATGGCTTGGTTGAGCTTACTTGCAGTTCCAGCTAAAGCTGTACGCTGTGGTGCTGGCCAGCGCCGAGGCCACAGAGACCGTCATAATGCCGTGGCTTGAGTAGGAGTTCGTCACGGTCAGGGTTGGCGGTGCTGTCGCTCCAGTGCTCGTGACCGTGCAAGAGCCTGGTGCAGCTTGGAACTGGCCGCTGTTCGCCCAAGTCTCGGTGAATACAGTGCCAGTGGTCGCGGTGCCGGTGGTGAATGAATAGGTGCCAGAGAGAGCGGTGCCTGTCGCAACTTCGCTGGTCGCGGTGCCTGCGGCCGCGCCTGTCGCCGCGGTCGGGGCGGTGTTGACCCATGTTCCAGAGGCATACGCCGAGCCATTCCACACGTAATAGATCGGTCCAAGAGTGGTGATGTCCTCGACCATGACTGAAGCATCACCCTTGGCCGCGCCGAGAATGGTAGCCGCCGTGGTCCCAGGGATCTGGTTGGCGATCGTCCACCAGTTCTTATCCAAGAGCAAAAGCGCAGGCCATGCGCCCTGCCCGTCGAGAGCGTTGATGCCCTCTTGGAGTCCGGCAGTGCCTGATTTCATCTGGAAGGTGTAGTGATTGTGGCTTGGCGCCACGGTCGCACCGCAACTGCCGGCGGTATTCACGATGGCCGATGGCGTCACAACCTCCGAGTTGCTGGAGTTCGAGTCCGCAATCAGCACAGGCGCATTGGTGTTGAACACGAAGAAGTTGAGGTTCTGCCCTTGGCTGTTGCAAAGGCTGCGGCCCTGGAAGATGTACGTGTTGGGGCTCTGCTGGTTGATCGACCAGAGTTGGAAGCTGGTGGCGTAGTACCAGGGCGCGGTGAACGGGGTAACGGCGGTTTGCGCTGACACTGGGGCCGCGCAGATGGCGGCAAGGATCAGCGCGACGATGGAGAACAATGCTTTGCGCATGGCGATGGTGCTCCTTTGAGGGGTTGATGGTTGAGGTTTCTTGCCGCCTACCAGCTAATCGCGACCGATGACGGCGACTCAAACGACATATTGAAACTCGAAGCCCCGCCGCCGCCCAGAAACGACCGGAAGAGCAGGGTATTGAGGTTGGTGGGGCCTGAGCAGACCGGCGTGGAATAGCCGTAGGTCAATCCGCCGCCGACGCTACCACTGCCGGAAGCTATCGTCATCCAAGTGCTGCCACCGTTGCAACTCACCTGTATCTGACCTGTTCCAGATCCAAATGCTCCACCTAAGTTGAAATTGGCGTCATGGGTCGAATTGAAATGGAGATTACCTGAGACCACTTGAGACGATGGAGAGACCGAACCGGAAGTATCGGAACAGGTTGATCCGCTACACGTGATCGTGCCCAGCCCCGGCGAGAATGTGAAAGTGTGGGTGTTGTTGCCGCCGGATGTCGTCCTTCCCGGAGATCCTGGAACCTGCGCCAACACCGAAGCGCAACAGAGCAAGAGTAGTAGAGGCCAGCGCATCAGTTCACCCCTACATTCAACGCGATAGCCGTTGGGGTGATGTTCGATGCAGTCTGATTGCAGATCGACCAATCGAGCATATTGGGAGAGGCGTCCGGCCACAATTCGACGACCAGGCCGCCATTTGCACCCCAGCCAACCGCCGCAACCGGGTTAGTCGCGAACGCTGTTGAGAACGTCGAGGTCGAGGTTACCCCGGTCAGTGTCGCGGTCGCTGGAGCTGTGCAGGTGTTGGCGTTCACAGTCGTTGCCGGAAGCGACAACTGCACTTTGTTGATTCCAATGGTCGTTTGCGCTGGCGAGCTGGAATCAGTCACAGAGAATGCTGGACTGAAATTGAGCGTTGGGCGCTGGGTCTGCGCTGTGCCGTTGGAGGCAATCGTCTGATACGAAGTCGTGTTTAGTGTGCAGAAGTGGTCTATCGCAGTGCCGTCCGAGCATGGATACTGGCCAGATACTCCACCAGAACCATTAAGAAGATAGCCTCCCGCGGCATTGATAAACGCACCGAGCCCGCTTCCCTCTGCATCCACGCCCCAGCCAGGGAAGTTGGTGCCGACGCCGAGCTTGCCCACGCCGGTCACGTAGTATCCTCCAAAGTTCAGCGGGCCGGAGATGCTCTGCTGTCCGTGGTTGGCTGGCTGAGACAGGATCGGAACGGGGTAGAAGACCACGCCGTGGTAGTAAGGCAGGCCGTTCGATAGGTTGTAAGTGCTGCCCGGTCCGAGCAACTGCCATTGCATCGGGTAGTTGGGAACTGGATTGCCGTTCACAGTGACCATCGACACGTTGTAGCCGGTGCCGGTCGGCCAAACTGCATCGTTCGCCACCACTTGGCACAGCGTGGTGTTGGTCGAGGCGGGACTGGATCCAGAGGTCAATGCGGTGGACTGGACGAAAGAGGCCGTCCCAGTTGTTTGACCTTGCAGTGTCTCAGTCCCGCTCGAAGTGGAGATGAATACATCCATCCCAACTGCCAATGCCGGAACGCCGCTCGATGGTGGGTTGACCACAAGCGTACCTGTAGTGCCGAGACTGGTTGCGGTCTCAGGGCTGACCAGAGTCACGTGGCTGGCAGCGTCATACCACTCGTAAACCGTGTAGTAGACGCCAGAACCCAGGGATCCCCCACCGCTGGTGGTGTTGATTGTCGCTGTTTGGGGGTTCTGGACGCCGACGACGGAACCATCGGTCGATGTCGCGCACGTGTTGACCGTGGCGAGGTTGACTCCACATCCTGCGATGAGGCCTTGCTGGCTCGGGGTCAGCGTGAGGATGGAGTTTGAGGAGGGAATGCCGTTGGCGCTGCGGAGGTTGCCGGTCAGCGTTACCTGGGCATTGGTGATGCAGGTTTGGCTATGCGCCACGATAGTCAACATGCAGAGGATGATTGGGAGCAACTTGAGCGGCATGAGGTAGTAAGCATTAGCCAGCACCGAGAAGAACAGACGGAAGCCGGGCGGCACGGTCTTAAGTTGGTCGCCTTGCGCTCTCGATAGCGCTATGGGCGCTGTCATCTGACACTCCCTAGAGGCTCGTCCGACTCGCACATCTCGCAGGTCGTATGCTTGCGTGCGGCGCGAAGTCTCACAACATCCCCGCTTAAATCGCCGTCGGAAAGCTCAATATGAACCTCCAGGCAACTGTGGCGCGTGGCTTCTGGGATCTCCATACTGCGGGCACTCTGCGATTGCCACTGCTTGAGAAATCGGCGAATCTCAGGCTCGACCATCTCCGGGTGACCCACAATCTCGACGATGAGGTATGCACGGCTGACGGGACTGGTCACTGTACTGGTGCTCCCACCACAGCCAGCTTGGGCCGGTTGGCTTCAGCGATGGCATCCTGCTCGGCTTCCAGTTTCTTCTGAGCCTCGGCCGCCTCGTGTTCGCGCCGCACCGCTTCCTGGTGCTGGAACTCGCTGATCGCGTTCTTGGTCTCGTCCTGGCGGAGCTGGAACTCAGTTTGCAGCATGTTGAGAATGCTGCCGTGGACCTGGATGGAGTAGCCGCGCAGGCGCTTGCCGATGGCGATGTACTCAGTTTGGAGGTTGTTGATTGCGGTGGCGACTGGCACGTTGGCGATGGCGCCGACGCGCTCCTGTAGGCTTTCGGCCTGGTTCTTGCTATTCATGGTTCTCCTTGTAGTCTTTCCAAACAATCAAATCGCCCAATTCGGCGACGGCGAATGCGTTCACGTGGACTTCCGGACGATCATCGCCAATCGTTACAGTTTGATCCGTCAAGAGGTTATAAGCAGATTTACCGCCCATGTGGACGGAGACAGGAATTCCTCCGATGGTGGGATAGCGCGTCGCGTGTCCTACTGGATATTCGCTCATCAAGATAACTCCTTGGCAATTCTGTTAATCAACTTCGCTGCTTCCAAATCGTTATGATCGTATGACTGTTTCATGGCTAAATGATGCACAGCGCGAATACATATTCCCCACGCAATGTCTCGCCTGCATCGCTCTGCCCACGGGGGCCATACTAATTGCTTTATCCAGAGTGAATTCATTGCTTTCATGTCTACGCAAACCTCATCTATATGAAAATGTCGGATATGGAGACGAGCGCGGCGGGGATGAGCGCCTTGAGGATGAGCGCAACGATCACGACGAAGATCAGGGCGGCGAGATTCAGGGCTAGAGTAATCATGCGACAAGTTTACCCGTATTCGGCTCCACCTGGATGAGGTCGCCAGGCTTGACGGTTGACGGCAGTTTGCGGTTGAGGATGAGTGTATTGCCGTCGTCAACCCCCATCACCATAGCCCGGCAGCGCACCTTGCGCCCATTCGGGCTGATAATCAACACGTGGTCGCCAACTGAGATCATGACCGCGTTACCTCAGCCTGGCAACTATGTAGCCTTCAAACGTCGTGTCGGATGGGAGATCTGCTCGCGCACCGTCTGCGTCTGTCTTGGACGTGTACCACCCAATCAACTCGACGCCAGTGATCCCCTCAGTTGGTGACCACGTTTGTTTTAGCAACAACCATACTCTAATCATGGCCGCAACCTGATCCTTTCGGTTTGGTACGTCAGCCGCTGCCTTTCTTCGCCGCGGCCATTGGGCTTGCACTCAAGATTACACGCCGGCCCGTCGGGGTAGTGCCACATCCACGTCGGCTTGAGTTGCTTCTCTCGGTACTCGCGCGCCGCTGGGCCCAACAAGATGCGGCCGCAGTTTGGGCACAGCCGAAACTCCACCGCGTACATTGTCCCGCAACCCCCGGCTGCCTTGTCCAACAAAATCAAACTCTTGGCAGCTCGCCGGCTTAGGCACCAGAACTCTTGCGGCGTGAACGTCAACCCTGCCGGGAGGTCGTGGGGCGAGAAGGTGTCCAAGTCCGCCGCAGTTGCAGTCAAGGTCACGAACCACACTCGGCGGCAGACCGGCACCGACCGATACGCCTTCATCCGGCGTCGCCGAACCCAGGCACTGCGCTTCTCCAGCACCGATTCCCGCTTGGGGTCGTCCCAATCCTTGTACCTCAAATCTGCCATGCTGGTGGTCCATCGAACCCTCTGCAATCGCTCTCAGGTCAACGTAGAGGCTTGTTTTTGCCAATTTTTGTGTCTTTGGCATGATTCTTTGCAAGTGCCTCAAAAGTGAGCACTATACAAGTTGCATCACCTTAGCGCCTTGTGGCCCACCGCTCGGCACACCCTTCCATATCCGCCCATACACGTACACCGCCACGTTGCGCTGGCTCCCGGCCACGTACTTCAATATCCCGTCGCGCACCAGCTTCTCAACCTCAGCCCGCGTATGGTGACGATGTGTGCACCTGGGACCGTGGCAAGGCTGGTCAACGCCCCACCGCTCCAGCATGGCGCCATGGTGACCATCCAGCACACACACACGCCGCAGTTCTTTGCTCGCCGGCGGCCGCTGCAATCCCTTGGGTTGTTTGGGTGCGTATCTGAAAACTCGGCCCCGAATGTGCGTCTCGACCCTGTTTCCGGTCTGAATCGTCTCGAAATGAGCCAAGTAGCCTCTTTTCAGATACCTACGGCTTAATCTGGCCTTTTCGGTCCATGCTATTGAGCCGCATGGCAGGCAGCAGTCGAGGGCATCGGGCCAGATAGGCGGTGACGCCTCGCGCTCACGATCGGGCGGGGAGTGGCTGTGTGCTTCCCCCTCGTTCCCCCACGATTTCAGACGATAGAACAGATTGTTCGTGGTGTCAAAGTTTATTTTAGTACACGCTTGACACGTCCATACGTTACGTGTAGTTTTGTGACATGGCTGATTTACGTGTTAACGACTTCGATCCTGCGCTGCTAAAGCAGTTGAAAATGGCTGCTGTAGACGCGGAGGTTACGTTGAAGCAGTTCGTGACGAGCGCGCTGCGCGCGGCGATGAGGAACCAAACTCAACCCAAGAAAGGCTAGACCGATGACACTGACTACGACATTCCGGCGCTTGCGATCCGCTGGCGCATGTACGGAGCGGTACAAATTCCTTCGCGCGGCATTGAAGGGCGTGAAGGATACCGAGCCGATCAACCTACTCACCATCCTTAGAACCAACGGTTTAGATGATGCGCTATGGGCATTGTCTGCGACCTCCAAAAACTGCGATAAGGTGGCTCGGCTCATGGCTGCTGACTTCGCGGAAGAGGTTCTTCCGATCTGGCGGAAATACTCACAAGACAAGCGGCCCGAGTTAGCAATCAAGGCGGCGCGGGATTCCGCGCATGGCCGAATCTCAGTAGAGGAACTGGACGCTGCGTGGGCCGCTGCGAGGGCCGCTGCGGGGGACGCTGCGTGGGACGCTGCGTGGGCCGCTGCGTGGGCCGCTGCGTGGGCCGCTGCGTGGGCCGCTGCGGGGGCCGCTGCGAGGGACGCTGCGTGGGCAAAGCAAATCGAGATATTCACCCGCTATTTGCAAGAAGAGGTCTGCTAATGACCCAAAACATACAACCCAAACCCCTTGGCTTTGTGATGGCCGACGGCATTGCGGACGCGCTGTTCGGGCGCCGCAAAGGTGCTGCGTCCTGCCCAGCGTGCGCTGGCGTGGGCTTCCACTTCTTCGACTGCGCGCTATCTCCGCTCACACCAGAGAAACCGCAGGCCTCCAATTTCACCCCGCTGGTAAACCTCGTCGGCGCGCGCGAGGCTGGCGACTTCATGCTCATGGGCAACGATGGCGACCTGATGCTGTACAAGCACATCAACAGCCGCCGCTACCTCAACATCAACCGCATCTCGGGCCGGACGTTCAAGTTTGTAGCGTGCGACCGGGAATATACCGCCATCCCTCATGATGAGGCGCTGGCTTATGTGAGGGGGTAAAATGAAGCATACAATCACTTTGGCTCTTGTCTTGGCGGCCTGTAGCGCGCCCGCGTGGTCTCAGGCTGTCAAGCCAGCTCTCCAGACCATTCAATATGCTCTGGCGCCCAGCCAGCACGGCACGGTTCGCGTCGTACCCTTGTCGCTGGCAGGGGAATACGCGGGGAACCTCGGCCCCTTGCACATCAAGCTGCATCTGCGTGTCACCAACCAGGGCGAGCTGGCCGGCACTCTTGACGGAGACGACGTGACCGGCATCAAGGTTGACAATTTCGCCACCGCGCAGAGCCTCGAAGGCTACACACTTTCGTTCCGCATTCCCACGCTGCCGGCATTCTGGACGGGGGAAGTCGGCGCCGATGGCACATTGCGCGGCGCCTGGCGCCAAGGCGGCAATACTCAACCTTTGAAGCTCGTTCGGAGGTAGGTCGTGGATAAGTTGACAGGGGCCCTTGTCGTATTGCTCATCCTTACACTGGCGGTCGCCGGCTATCTGGGGTGGGTCGCAGCCCAGCGCACCCTTCGCGAGCACGCGGAACTGCAAGAAACGCTGCGGCACAAGCACTTCATGGATGCCGTATACGGATCGACCGAGATCCGCCCGCCGGTGCCTAAACACCCAACCGATTCAAAGAAGTACAAGATTTAGGAGAACTATAAGCCATGACTTACGTTCGCGCAGCACTGTTGGGACTTATCGTAGCCGCCGGATTCGTCGCGTTCGCCTCCGGCGTCGTGTGGGCCGCGGCGCAGATCGGGGTGAAGTGATGCCATTGACAAAGTTGAAGCCGTGCCCGAATCCGTGGTGCAAAGAACTCTCGGCTCCGTCTGTTGAATCGATGACGCATGGCCCAGCGTTTCTGGCATGCAAATGCGGCGTAAAAAGCCCGGTGTGCGGATGGGATACCGACAGAGAAACTGCCGAAATCTTAGCCATCGCCGCTTGGAACACGCGCCCGCTTGAGACGCAGATGTACGAGGCGCTGAAAGCACTTGTCGATGCTGGGTCATGCACATGCATGAATCAATCGGACGGTTGCTGCTTGATTGCATCGGGACGCGCCGCACTCGCTCAGGCGGACGGCAAATGACCCCGCACCAGCTTGCGAAGATAGCGGCGGTCTCGCTCGTGTTTGACGGCTGGATCATTTACGCAGTCCGCGCGATCTGGCGGGCGATGGTGCAGCCATGACCCGCCGCACGGTTGAGGGCAACATCAGCCACCTGCCCACTCCAGAGTGGCAGACCTGGCTGCGCGCCGCTCTCTACGCCATTGCGCTGGCTACCGCGGCGCTGGCTGCGTGGATCGTCTACTTGGAGCACAGGCCGTTCTGATTTTTGCTGTTGCGTTTTCTGGCGGCGAGCGTATTATGGGATTGTCCGCCGCGCCCAGTGGTTTGGACTCAGGTGCTTGGGGTCGCTCCCTGAGCCGAAAAAGTGCTGGGGTGGGTTTCTCAGACCCACCCTGGCAGCCTCACTGAGAGGGGAAGCATTGCCGAGCAAGGTTGATATTTGGATGCCGCTCTCAATCGGAGATTACCTCGCCGACACCGGACATCTGACAACTACGCAGCATGGGGCATACCTCCTGCTGCTCATGCATTATTGGCGTCGCGGGCCACTTCCCAACAACCTCGAGCAGGTCGCGTCGATCTGCAAACTGCAACAGGATGCTTGGAGCATTGCTCAAGCATTGCTCGATGAGTTCTTCGAGCTGCAAGAGGATGGGAAGTACCACCAGGGCCGCGCAGACCGAGAATTAGAGAAGTGGCAAGGTAAACGATTGAAAGCACAAGAGAAAGCTAAATCGGCGGCAGAAACACGATGGAAAAAGGATGCTCCAAGCAATGCTCCAAGCAATGCTCCAAGCAATGCTCCAAGCAATCAACAAGCAATGCTTGGCTCATGCCCGTTACCATCACCGTTACCTTTACCTTTACCAACACCTAAGAACTCGTCGCCTTCGGCTCACCGTGAGACAAGCTCACGGGAGAAAGAGATCATTGAATTGGTCTTTGGGTTTTACTGTGAGAAGTTCCAGAAGAACCCCAAAAAGTACCAGTTGACCGACGAACGGCGAAAGAAAGCCTCTATGAGGTTCAGAGAGCGGTTGAAGGCGAACGACGGCAACGAGGCGGCCGTGGAAACAGAGTTCTCCCAAGCGGTAGAGAACTTGGCCGCAAGCGAGTACCACGTGGTTAAGGGGTATGTGGACTGGATCGATCAGATATTCCAGTCTCAGGAAGAGTTTGAAAAGCGGCTCAACTGGAAACCAGGAGGAAAGTCAAATGGCAAATCCAACGGGCACGGGGAATCCGTTCTCGATCGTATTCAGCGGCAGAGAGCCGGAGATAACGAAACTCTCGAACGCGGTAGCGCTCCTGCGGGAGATGCTCGACAAAGAACCCAACCCAAAGCAACAGGAGCTGTGGGCCCGCGCGCTCCGGAACTTTGGTGAGGACCAACTCGCCGAGGCATTCAACTGGGTCTCGCTCACCAGCAAGGGCTGGCCGACGCTGGGCGACATCACTGAGTGCATCTTCGACGCCGAGTTCGCCGCGGATCTCCGCTGGCTTCTACGTAACCTGGCCCGGCACGGCGTGGAGTGGAAGGAGCGGCCGGCGGTGTACGGCGATCGCTGGCGCAAGCCTGGCGCCCACATGGACGACTGGCAGCCGGGGCCGCTGCTTGAAGAGGCCGAGCCTGCGCCGGCCATCCCTAGCCGGTTATTCCAATCGCTGGCTATTTTGGGCGCCGGGACGACCACTGAGGGGTTGCATATCCTCAGCCGCCACCCCGCCATCAAAAGCAACGCGCTAGCCGGCGACGAGGCGGCCAAGGTCAAGTTCCAGATCGAGCGCGACTTCAAAGCGGCCTGGCTGATGGCGCGCCGGCGGGAGTTGGGAGGTTCATTGTGAGCGAGTGCGCGGAAGGGAAGCGGCTGCGAGAGCGGCACGATGCGGAGGCGGCGATTGTCCGCGAGCTAACCGGCATGGCAGCGGGGCGGCACATGCAGAGCGTCGTCAAATTTCACGAGAAACTGATGGATCACTGGACCTGGTGCTGCGAGTGCCAAGGGCTTGTTGAGGTCGAGCATCCGCCTACGGGCGCGAAGGAGGGGAAATGCTGAGTGAGAAGCAGAAAGAAGCGGTTATGTATTTGTGCCGTGAGTGGCGCAAGTATCACCATGTTACAGAGGTAGATGAGTTTGCTTTTAAGGTTGCTGAGGCCGTGCTCGCACTGGAGCGACCAGCGGAGCCAGAGCCAACCGATACATACAGCATGGCGCAGCCTTCACCTTTGCGCTATGTACCTATGGTGACGGCGGCAGGTACGGTCCAGCAGCCAGCCGCGCAGGAGCCGACGTTCACACTGGAGCAGGTACGGGAATTACTCGGACACATGCGCTTAGGAGAGGCTGAGGGCATTGAAGGATGGCGCGACATGAAGCTATCTGACCGATTCAATGCCATGCTGGATAGACGCATCGCTGCTGCTGGCATCGCGCCCAAGCCGCAAAAGCAGGTGACTGTCTCTAAAAACTCTGTGCTTATAGATGGCGATGTTTGTGCGACATTTAGTGGCAAAGATTCCTTGGATGCCGCGCAGGATTACGCTAGGCTACGCATCGCCCGTCTCGCCGAGCTTGCGAAGGAGGCAGGACGTTGAGCGAGAAGAAAAAGTGTGGAGTATGTGGCGAAGAAATGGAACACAAATTCTTCAAGGGCGGATTCCCTCCAATATGGCGTTGTCGTAGGTGTGAATACGCAAAGCCAGCCGAGGTCAAGGCGGCTGCTAGCGCCGCAGCACCCCCGGCAGACAAGGCGGGCGCATGAGTAATCGCTGGGCCTCCTCCTGCCGGGGCAAGCAACGGCATAACTCCGAGCGCAAGGCCGACGCCGCGGCCAAGGCTTCGCAGATCATATACGGGGTCGAGATGAACAGCTACCTCTGTGGGTTTTGCCACAAGTGGCACGTCGGCAACACCTACGCCCGCAACGGCAAGGCGGCCAGGCGGGAGCGGGAAGAGGGCGACGAAAATAATTCGCTTGACAAAGCGAGTTTGATTCTCTAGGATGGTTTGCGATATGAAACTTTCGCAAATGAAACCCGGCAAGCGCATCTCAGTGACCGCGCAGAGACCCACCAAGACGCGGCTGCTAGTGGACATCCAGGGCATGAGGGAAAGCAAGGGCGTCACGATCCGGCAGGTGGAGAAGGTCATCAAAGTCAGTAATGCCACGCTCTGCCAGATCGAGCACGGATGCACCCCCAGGCTGGATAGTGCGCTCAAAATCGCAGCATTCATCGAACTGCCCATTGAAAGCATTTGGGCACTGAAAGGCAAGTGATGTGCCATGTTATCGAGATGACCGGCAAGAGATTCACCAAACTGCTGGTGTTGGAGCGGCGCGACTCTCGCCAACATGGGACCAATAGCACTGACATGCGCGCGGTATGGCTATGTCGCTGTGACTGTGGCAATGAAATCATAGCGTTTGGACATTCTCTGCGGTCGGGTAATACGCGCTCATGTGGATGTATTCGCAGTGAATTGTCAGCGAGCGCCACACATCGGATGACCGGCACGCCGGAATATCGGGCATGGTACAGCATCAAGGATCGGTGCAACAATCCAAACAACGAGGACTATCATAACTATGGCGGTCGTGGAATCAAAGTTTGCGACCGTTGGAGTAAGTTTGAGAACTTCTTCTCCGACATGGGATTGCGCCCTGGTGGAATGAGCTTAGATCGGCAGGATGTCAATGGCGATTACGAGCCACGCAACTGTCGCTGGGCAACAAGCAAAGAGCAGGCTCGCAATCAGAGAACCAATCTACGCTTCACCAAAGACGGCAAAACTCGCTGCCTGGCGGAGTGGTGCGAAATGTTAGGGTTGAATCGAGCTTTGATCTACCGCCGCATCAGACGCGGCGAAACATTTGAGAGAGCGATCTCCAGAAAGGCAAGGTACGGACATGGCGATTTATGATGAAAAGGAAAGTTATGCTGCGTCAAGAGCGGGAGGCGTAGGGGGAACCGATGCGGCAGCTATTTTAGGCCTCTCCCCATACAAGCGCCCTATTCAGATCTACGCCGGCAAGGTCAGCCCCGAGAAGCAGCCGGAGCTTGACAAGGAGTGCTTGTACTGGGGCAGCGCGCTTGAACCCATCGTGCGCGGCCGCTACCAAGAGCGTTTCAACACCCAAGTGGTGGCGCCCGCCGACCTCGGAGTTATCTTCCCCAAATCCCGGCCGTGGCGCGATTCAACGCTCATTGAGGGCGCGGAGCCTTGGATGCTGGGCGCGCCCGACGGCTGGATTCCCTCAGCGCACAGTGGGCTTGAGGTCAAGTGCAGCTCCCGCAAGAGTGAGGAGTGGGGCGAGGAGGGCAGCGATGGCGTGCCCGCCCACTATCTCATACAAGCAGCTTGGTATACCGCCGTCTGCAATGCACGGGGCTGGAACTTCGCCGTGCTGTTCTCCGGCAACACCTTGGCCCAGTACCGCATTGAGCGCGATCCCCAACTTGAGAAGGACATGATCGAGGCGTGCCGGTCGTTCTGGTTTGACAATGTGCTGCGCAAAGTCGAGCCAGCTATCGACGAGAGCGAGAGTTATGGCAAGTATCTCGCCCGCAAGTTTTCACTCAACACCGGCAAGGTCATCGGCCCGCACGATCCCAGATACCCCGAGATTCTTAAGTGGACCGCCGAGATGAAGTCGGCAGACGACTGTGAGAAGGAAGCGGGGGAACAGAAGCAGTTAGCGAACAACCAACTGCGGGCGCTGGTGGGGGATGCGCAGAAGGTGGTAACTCCGTTTGGGACGTGTGGATGGGTGAGGCCCGAGAAGAAGCCTGTTACGGACGAGAAGGCGGCTATGATCGAGTTAGCCGCTCTCTACGACGACGCGCGCGCCGGGAATGCCATTTCTTCCGCCGATATCATCAAGAAGCACACGGAAGAGAAGCAAAACTCGGCATACCTCAGAGCGTGGTGGAAGAAGTAAGTTTGATTCCAGTCGCAGAGTCCCTCGGTTGGTCCTGCGCGGATAAGTCCCTTCAAAGCTGGTGCCGAGGACTGGCAGAATAGGGCAAAAACTCAACCCCGAAAGGCAAGGTGATCCAGTGGCAGACACACAGTTGGCAGTAACTCCGCAGCGGCAGGGCGTCATCGCAAAGTTTGCGACGATGTACGATGTTGAACCCCAGAAGGTGCTGGCTATCGTGGCCGCCACTGTCTTCAAGCAGGCAGGCAACGAGCCGCCATTGAGCCAAGAAGAGACGGCGGCAGCGCTGATCGTCTGCAACGCCTACAACCTCAACCCGTTCACCAAGGAAATATACGCCTTCCGCTCCAAGGGAAAGCTCTTGATTGTGGTCGGCGTGGACGGCTGGGCGGCCATCGTCAACCGGCAGTCGCAGTTGAACGGCATCGAGTTCGAGGAGCACTTCAACGACAAAGGTGTCATCCAGGCGGTGACCTGCAAGATTCATCGCAAGGACTGCGCTCTGCCTGTGGTGGTCACCGAGTACACCCATGAGTGCCGGCGGGATACGATTCCATGGAACACCATGCCCATCCGCATGACGCGCAACCGGGCGTTCGTGCAATGTGCCCGCGTGGCGTTCTCGGTCAGTGGCATCATCGACAGCGACGAGGCGCAGACGATTGAGGGCAGTCCCGAGTACGTAACTCACGAGACGCGGGCGATCATTGATAGCTCTGCGACCAAGACCGATGCCGTCAAGGCCGTGGTGGCGAAGCGGGCGAATGCGGCGAAAGAGAAGGCGCAGCCCGAGCAGCAGGCCCGGCAAGAGTCGCAAACTGCGCAGGAGCAGCAGCAGGCGGAGAGGGAAAGTCGCGCCAAGGGAAGCCGCGAGCTTGTATCAGATCCCGAAGAAGAGCAGCAGCCAGCACAACAAACTCAGCCAGAGCAGGCACCAGAACTCTGGTAACAAGTTCCGGCCATCCCCCTCGGGGTAAGCTGGCCGGGAGGTGCGCGGAGCGTGCGCACGCTTCATGTATACGCAGCCGGAGCGGAGTTGATGCGGTTCAAGGATACCGCTAAGATCGAGTCCGGACCGCGCACCAAACAAGTTCCGCAAATCAGGAAGGAAAACCGAGATGAGCAGGAAAGATGAATTGATCTCTGACATAAGAGCCAAGCTGTCGAGTGGTTCCAATATGCCCGACTCGTTCTGGGCGAAGATGCCCGACTCGTTCTGGGCGAAGATGCCCGACTTGTTCTGGGCGAAGATGCCCGACTCGCTCTGGGCGAAGATGCCCGACTCGTTCTGGGCGAATATGCCCGACTCGTTCTGGGCGAAGATGCCCGACTCGTTCTGGGCGAAGATGCCCTACTCGTTCTGGGCGAAGATGCCCTACTCGTTCTGGGCGAATATGCCCGACTCGCTCTGGGCGAAGATGCCCGACTCGTTCTGGGCGAAGATGCCCTACTCGCTCTGGGCGAAGATGCCCGACTCGTTCTGGGCGAAGATGCCCGACTCGCTCTGGGCGAAGAGAATCCTTGACGATCTTCCTGAATCGATGCTCGAATCTATCAAGGAATCGTTTTTGGAATAACAAGTTCCCCGGCCGGTCGCAAGGCCCACAGACGTTGCGTCCGTACTGGTTGCCGCCTACAGCCAACCAAAACGGGCAGGCCGGGGATTCAATCGAAAGGAAAGGCACGGCATGAAACTCAAGTGCGAAGTGAGATATAATAGGGGTGTCGGGGCGCTAACCCCGGCAAAGCCTCATCGCCACAGGAGGGCGAATATGACACCCCTTGCAGAAGATTATCTCACTCTCACCGCTTTGCCGCAACGAGAACTACTTCCTCCGAAATCGAGTCTTCCGCCGCGTCCGTCCGAAAAGACTGTCGTTACCAATTGCTCTTATTGCGGAAAAGAAATGCTGCGTTACAGGTCCACAGTTCGCCTAGGGCGTGGTCGTCATTGTTCTCGTGCTTGCTCAAATGCTGACGCAACGTTGAGACGTAAACCTGAGCCAATACCACCTACACGCGATTGCAAAGAGTGCGGGCAGACGTTTATTCCAACCACCCACCATCACATGTTTTGCTCAGTGAAATGCAATCATTCTTTCCATGAGAAAAATATGCCTGGATGCTTTCTTGGGGCTTCAAAGGTGGTTAAGGGAGAGGTCGGAGAACTTCAGGTTGTCATCGATCTACTGTTGAGGGGATGGCATGTGTTCCGTCCGATGTGCTTCGGTTGCGGTTTTGACTTCTTAATTACGCGCGGAGATGAGATCAGAAAAGTGGAAGTGAAGATAGCTCACAAAAGCTGCAAGGGCGGCGCGCTTCAGATAAATCTTCGCAAAACAAACAACCCTCAATACGATGTCGTGGCAACAGTTTGGCATCGGGAGATACTCTACTCAGACAAGAAAGGCGAGACAGTATGTTTGTGAAAAGTTTGCATTTGTATAACTGGCTTTCTCATGCGGACAACCTGCTTGAATTTGAAAAGCTAGTTTCCATTCGTGGCGAGAACGGAGCTGGTAAGTCCAGCATCGAGCAAGCCCTTGAAATGCTTTTCACTGGCCGCAGCGCATCCACCCAAGACAACGGCAGCGGTTCCCGCGACCTAATCCGGCGCGACCAGGACAAGTGCGCCATCACCGCCGAGATTCAGGACACCACCCTGCTCGGCACGCGCACCGCGAAGATGCGGTGCTCGGTAACCGAGAAGTCCGGCCGCACGATCATCATCAAAGACCCCGACGATCCAGCGTGGACGGGCTCGGAGTTCCTGGCGTCGCTCGCCATGAAGCGGGAGATACTCGACTGCCTCATCAATGGCCGGTACTTTGTCGAGATGGACCACGCACGGCAGAAGAAGCTCCTGGCTGGCATCATCCTGCCCGCCACGGCAAAGTGGGATGATTGGGTCGAGGGCGCCTTCAATCAGTGCGAGCTGCGCGTGGACTGGAGCCTCAAAGCTTTCGACGTGATCGCGCTGGCCTACGAAGCGGCCTACGACGAGCGCAAATTGGTCAACCGGCTTATCAAGGAATGGCGGGAGCCGGAGGCGGTGGCGGTCCAGGAGATCGACGCCCATGCCATCCGTACCCGGCTGGCAGAGCGGCAGACCCAGCGTATCGCGCTGGCTATTCAGAAGAACACGACACTCGGCCAATGGCAGCGCGCTCACGACGCCCGCGGCAAGATCGGCGGGAAGATTCAAGGTTTGGAGCTGCGCCTGGCCGCCGAGCAGTCCAAGCGCGCCGATGTCGCCAAGGGTGAACTGTCCAAAGCTGCGTTCAAGGAAGCAACGAAGCTGGCCGCCGCGGCCGAGAAGGGCAAGAAGATCGAGGCCGACATTCAGGCCAACAATGCCGCCCTGGCCGAAGTCCGGCGGACGCTGGCGAAGTTGAACGATGTCGGCGAGGCCGGAACTTGCCCGACATGCACCCAGCCTGTGACCGATGCGGAGTTCGAGAACATCACTGCGCCGTTCATCAAGCGGCAAGATGAGTTGCTCAAGGCCGAGCGCGATCTCCAAGACGCCCGCAAGTCCCTCGGCGACTACGACGGCGCCGCCCGCGTTCTGGCCGACCACGCCCAGGCCGAGAGGAACCTCGCTCTGGTAGACGAGCACATTGCGGGCATCGAGAAGGACATTGCCGACCTCCAGAAAGAGCAGGCAGAGGCCGGCAACGAGGACACCCAGCCCGACACGGCGGAGATCGACAAGCAAATTGCCGACCTCGACGGTCGCATCGAGAAGGGAAATGCCGCGCTCACGGCAGCCATTCAGGCCGACAGTGCTCGCGAGGGATACGCCAAGGCCATGGAGGCCAAAAAGAAGCTCGACGCCAAGCAGGCCCTTCTGGAGCGCTTGGTGGAGTACTTTGGGCCGAAGGGTGTACAGGCTAAATTCCTCAACGAGCACATGGGGGGATTTGAGGGCAGCATGAACAAGGTTCTCGACAAATGGGGGTTCCAGGCCAAGCTCCAGTTCGACCCCTTTGCGTTCAGCCTCATGTTCGCCGGCAAGGACAAGGTCTACAATCTCCGCACCATCTCGAAGTCGCAGAAGCATTCGTTCTCGATCGCGTTTCAGGTGGCTCTGGCCAAGGTGAGCGGGCTTAACTTTGTCGTGGTCGACGAGGCGGATGTCTTCCTCGACGCCAACCGCGGGAAGTTGTACCAAGCGCTGGACGGGGCCGGGTTGGACCAGGTGATCGTGCTCCAGTCCGACAGCCGGCGCGAGATCCCGGCCAAAGCTGGCAGGGTGTTCTACATGCTCTCGCTCGACAAGTCCGGCGACGTGCCAGCGACGAAGGTTGAGCGGCTGACGTAAACACTAACCGGCAGGGTGTGCTGCCAAGGCCACTGGGGCCGCAAGGCAAGGAAGGGTAGACCTCTCGCCATAAGGAGAGGATGCCAGTGGCCTTGGCAGCACATTCAATCAGATAACAGAAAGGAAAAGCAATGCCGAAACTGAAGTACGTTATCGTGCGAACTTACTCCGCTGGAGTCTTCGCGGGCAATCTCAAATCACGTGACGGCAAAGAAGTCACGCTAACCAATGCGCGGCGGCTGTGGTATTGGTCTGGCGCAGCATCCCTGTCACAGCTTGCGGTGGCGGGAACGTCGAAACCAAAAGAATGCAAATTCCCCGTAGCTGTCCCGTCAGTTACCCTCACCGAAGCAATTGAAATTCTTGATGTAACTCCCGAAGCGGAGACCTCAATCAAAGCCGTTCCTGAATGGAAAGTTTAAGACCTTCCGGGGACGGGTCCGGGTACGGGGACGGGTCCGGGGACGGGTCCGGGGACGGGTCCGGGTCCGGGTCCGGGTCCGGGTCCGGGTCCGGGTACGGGTACGGGTCCGGGTCCGGGTACGGGTACGGGGACGGGTCCGGGTACGGGTACGGGTCCGGGTACGGGTCCGGGGACGGGTACGGGTACGGGGACGGGTCCGGGTACGGGTACGGGTCCGGGTCCGGGTACGGGTACGGGTCCGGGTCCGGGTATTAAAAGCTTCCGGCCACCGCCGGGAGGGCGCGAGGCTACCATGGAGGATTACCCGGCCGGCACGGTAGCCCGCGCCTCAACAATTCAACGAAGGAACGAGGATAGGAACATGGCAAAGGGAAAGGTAGTCTGGTTTAGCAACGCGAAGGGTTTTGGATTTCTGTCGAATGATGACGGTGGCCCCGAAATCTTTGTGCACTACAGCGGTATCGCCTCCGACGGCTACAAGACACTCAAGCAGGATCAGCCCGTGGAGTTCGAGATCGTCAAAGGCAAGAAGGGCCCCCAGGCGGAGAACGTTCGAGTGATCGGAGCATGAAGCCCGCAGGCATCGGCGCATTATTCGAGAACCGCGCGAAGTCTGACTTCCTGCGCCTGACCGGCTCCCGCTACGACGCCATGAAGACGCGCATCGAGCGCAACAAGAAGCAGCCGCCCTTGCCGTTCACCAAAGACGAGTTCCGCGCGCACGTGCTCAACGCCATGAACGGCAACCAGGACGGCGCGGTGGTCTGCCGGTACTGCAAGCAGGTGACGACGCTGGCGGAGATGGCCGTAGACCACGCCTACCCTCTCAGCCGGGGCGGATCGGCTGGACTCGATAACTTGGAGTACCCGTGCAAGCACTGCAACGACCGCAAGGGCAGCCTCTCGCCGGACGAGTACCTGGCGCTGTTGGCGTTCCTTGAGACCAAGATACCGCTGGGGCGCATCGACGTGCTCAAGCGGCTGGAGCAAAGTATCAAGCTGGCAGCCGGGGCGCGGCGGGCGATGATGCTGGTTAAGGGGAGCAAGGCACCAAAGAAGGATCAACCGGCGGATGATGGGTTACCGGAATTTTGAAAAGGAGCACCATGGCAACAACACGCCTCACGAAAGAAACGCTTTATCTACGCCGCGATTTCACTGCGGACGAGCGGCTCGAAATGGGCGCATCACTCGCGCAAGCGCACAACCGTATTTCGCAAATCTCCGACGAGGAAACCAGCATGAAGGCTGGCATCAAGGAGCGCAAGGCCCGCGTCGAGCTAACTATCGGGGAGTTATCCCGCAAGCTCAACGACGGCTACGACATGGAGAACCAGCTTTGCATGTTGACCTACGACGCTCCCAATGTCGGGGAAGTCACTTACACCGACCCCAGCGGCAAGGTTGTCAAGACGCGGCCCATGACGATCAGCGAGCGGCAGGAGGAATTGCCCTTCTATGACAAGGTTGAAGTGATCCCGCCCGCTGTGGCCGAGGCATCGGCAGAGGCGTCAGCCGAGAATATCGACGAGTTCTTCAAGCCCGGCAGGCCGACCGAGCAGCCGACAGCGGAAAGCGCAGCGCCAGTCACCGAGGAGGTAGGCGCCGACGCAACAGCACTGCCGGCAGACTTCGAGGACGGCGTGCGGGAGTCCCTGGGTGTGCCCGAGCAGTTCCCGGCTACGCTCAAGGAAGCGCTGGACAAGCAGAAGACCACGGACACGCGCGGCAAAGGCAAGAAGAACACGCCCGCGCCGAAGCCCGCAACCGAAGTATCCTGGTAAGCAATGACCGTTCCAGACCTCAGACTCGACGCAGGACTCCCGGCGAACATAGACGCCGAGGTCACCATCCTTGGGGCGGTGTTGTTAGATAACGCCGCCTTTGAGGAGGCCGCGGAGAAGATACAGAGCGACGATTTCTCGCTCGATAGCCACCGCCGCATCTTCCTGCGTATGGCCGACCTGATGCGGACCCGGCGTTCCGTGGACATCGTGACCCTGGCCCACGAGTTAAGCAAACACAAAGAGATTGAGTCCATTGGCGGCGTGGCCTACCTCGCCAGCCTCACTGAAGGTCTACCACGCCGCCCGGTGATCGGCGAGTACATCCGGATCGTCAAGGACAAGAGCCTGCTGCGCAGGCTGATGGGCATCTGTTCGATGGCCATTGCCCGCGCCGCCGACCAGGGCGAGTCGGCCCTTGAGCTGCTCAGCGTCACCATGCAGAACCTCTCCGACATTGAATCGTCGGGGATGCAGGGGTCAGACCTTGAATCCGTCGGGCAATGGTTGAGCAAGAACGATGTTTTCGAGGAGCGCAAGCCTGGCATATTCACAGGCATCGACGACTACGATCAGATGACATTCGGGCTGCATCCCGAGGAACTGACCATCATTGCCGCTCGGACCTCAATGGGCAAAACGGCGCACTGCGGAACCATCACGTGGAAGATGGCTGTTGGCGGCAAGTGCGTGGCCGCATTCATCAACGAGCAGAGCAAACACTCGTTCATCGGACGGATGCTGTGCGGCCGGAGTGGAGTATCGTTCAAGAGTTACCAGCGCGGCCAGATGGACTGGGTTGAAAAGCAATACATTCAAGACGCCGAGCAGGAGTTTCGCAAGCTTCCTATCTTCTGGGACCAGCGCAGCAGCATGAGCGTGGCCAGCATTCGCGCCAAGGCTGCACGGTTGAAGCGGTCGGGGGAGTTGGATGTGATCCTCGTTGACCAGCTATCCCGTGTATCCGCTGAGGGCATCTACCAGAAGGGGATGCGCGGCGACGAGGTTATCGGGGAGAAGGTGTCTGCGCTCAAGGGTATTGCCGTGGACCTCCAGGTGCCGCTGGTGCTTTACCACCAGGTCGGGCGCGGCGCAATCAAGAATCAGGACTCCAGGCCAACGCTGGCGGACCTCGCGGAGTCCGGAAAGATCGAGCAGCACGCCGACAATGTGGCGTTCCTGCACCGGCCTGGGTACTACAATCGGGATGACGAGTCCCTGAAATACAAAGCTGAGATTTTCATTGCGAAGCAACGCGACGGCGAGACGGGGTCGGTTGAGTGTGAGTTCGTTGGGTATAACTGCCTGTGGAGGAACAAAAGCAAATGAATACGTTTGAAGTTTCACTCGAAAACGGCAAGTTGGAAGCTGTTATTCCGCTGGACGCAATCGACCAAATTCAGCGCACCGATGACGGCGCTGGTACAGAAGTTTGGCTCCGTAGCGGGCGTATCTCTGTCTTGAAGAGGATTCCGATTGAGGAAGTCGCGCAAGCACTGAGGAGTGCCAGATGAAGGGGTTGCCAAACTTTGTATCAGCGGACCTCCGGAAGTCACCCATCTACGACAGGCGCTTTGCTCTGGAAGTCGCCAAAATGCTGGAGCGAATGACGGGCGACAGGTGCGGAGCCATTACCAACGGGCCTAACTCGTTTACGATTCTGCGCATATCGGGGATGAAGGAGAACATGGGATGAAGTGGTTTATCGAATTTTCAATCTTTATGTACTCTTCGGGATGGACCCATTGGGAACGATTAGACAGCCGGGAGTTCCCGTCGCACGAATCCGCTTTACTGTGGATACGCCAATTCAAGGCCGAGAAGCTATTACCGATCGAAACTGAGGGGCTAAAAATTGACGATAACATCCGGCTTCGCGCCGCGATAGGAGATTGAACCGTGAGACAATTCGAGCCATTCGGCGACCGCGTTCTGGTGCTGCCCGACGCAACACCAGCGAAGACCACGGGCCTGGCAAAGCCCCAGAGCGAGCAAGAGAAGCCCACCGAGGGGATTGTGGTGGCGGCGGGGCCAAGGGCAGCCAAGAATCCGAAGGCAAAATACGAGGAATATCTCGACGTTAATGGTGAGAGATGTCTCGCTCTTGGATCTGGAGTTGCAGTCGGCGACCGCGTGCAGTTCCCCCGCTACGCCGGCCGCGACGTGATGCACATGGGAGTCAAACACTTATTGCTCCGGCTCGAAGAGTTGGACGGGAAGCTCGTGGAGGTAGAGGGTTGAAACGGAAAGTCATTCAACTTATGGTGACGCCGGCCACGGCGGAGTACGAGGGCGAGTTTCTGGCCCTATGTGACGATGGAACAATCTGGACCAGAATCTACAAGTGCGACCCCGAAGGATCAAGATCAGCTTTCAACTGCCATTGGGAGTGGGATTTAATCGAAGGACCACCGGAGGTAATAAATTGAGCAGAAAGATCATGAAGGGCGATGAAATCCGGCAGGCGATCCTGCGCGGCGTCAACACGCTGGCCGATGCGGTCACCTGCACACTGGGGCCCAAGGGCCGCAACGTCATCCTTGAACGCAATCCCATGTGGCCGCCAGTCGTTACCAAGGACGGCGTGACTGTGGCGAAGGAAGTCCGCGACCTGGCCGACCCCTACGAGAACGCCGGCGCCAACCTCATCCGCGAGGCCGCCAGCAAAACAAGCGACCAGGCGGGCGACGGCACCACCACGGCCACGCTGCTGGCCCAAGTGATCTACCAGAAGGGGCTGGCCTGCCTTGCATCCGGAGCGAACCCCGTAGCCCTCAAGCGTGGCATCGACGCTGCTGTGACGGTCGTCACAGACCACATCAAGAGCATTGCCCAGCCGGTGCAGGACGATGAAACCATCGTGCGTGTGGGCACCATCTCCTCGAACGGCGACCGCTCCATCGGCGAGCTGATAGCCGACGCCATGAAGCGTGTCGGCCGGGATGGCGTTATCACCATCGGGGAATCCACGGACGCGGAGACCACGCTGCAGGTGGTCGAGGGGATGCAGATCGACCGCGGCTGGCTGGCGTACCCGTTCATCACCGACCCCGAGCGCCTGGAAGCGGTTCTCAATGAGCCCTACATCCTGCTCACCGAGCGCAAGCTGTTCACCATGACGCCGGAACTGGACACGGTGCTGGCCCAAGTGGGGCAGTCCGGCAGGCCGGTACTCATCATCGCTGGAGACTTCGACCAACCGTTTGTGATCTCGCTGATCCACAACAACCAACTTGGGGTGTTGCGGTCGGTTGCGGTGAAGGCTCCAGCCTTCGGGGATCTGCGCCGGGCGATGCTGGAGGACATGGCTCTCGTGACAGGCGCCTACGCTTTCACAGAGGACTGCGGCAGGCCGCTGTCTACGGTGACCATGGACGACCTTGGGCGGGCCGTGCGCGTCACGGTGGGGCAGAGCTTCACCACGATTGCCGGGGGGTATGGCGACGAGGAGGGCAAGAACAGCCGCATGACGCTCCTGCGATCGCTGATTGACTCGACCGAGAACGACCTTGACCGGGAGCGGCTCAAGCAGAGGCTGGCGCGGCTGGCGTCCGGGGTGGCAGTTATCAAGGTGGGGGCTGTCACAGAAGGGGAGATGCGGGAGCGCAAGGACAGAGTGGACGACGCTGTTTGCGCCACGCGCTCGGCTGTCATGGAAGGCATCGTCCCTGGCGGCGGTAAGGCGCTGCTCCTATGCACTGACGCGCTACAGGCTCAGATCGATATGCTGGCAGGCGACGAGAAGCTCGGTGCTCAGATCGTGCTTGCTGCGCTTGAATCTCCCACGCGCCAGATCGCCGCCAATGCCGGAATGAGCCAGGAAGAGACTGACTTCATCGTGAACGTGAACCGCGGCAAAGTGGATAGGAGACGCGCCAGATGGTGGTCAATATCTTACTGGTGTCGGCAATCCGATACCTCTAAACCTTTGGAGGACAGCCAGGCTGGGTGGAACGCTGCCACCGATAGATTTGAGAATTTGGTGGAGACTGGAGTTATCGACCCGGCGCGTGTCGTTCGGTGTAGCTTACAAAATGCGGCCTCAGTCAGTGCGCTGTTACTTACAACGCAGGCTATGGTTGCCTCGTTTCCAGACAAGAAATAGTGATAGAATGGGGTTGTGCGCGGCCAGTGCGCACAATCTCATTCGAGGTGAGATCATGGCAGGTAAACCCCAACCGAGGATGTCGGTCGTCCAGCCGCTTTATACATCCTATCGCTACATTCCACTCACACACAACCTTGTGGCTATCGTTGACGCAGATAACTACGAATGGCTTATGACGTTCTCGTGGTCTGCCTGCAAGGATTCTAAGGGAATCGTTTATGCGATCAGTAACATCGTCCTTCCGAACGGTCGCAGAACGAGATTAAGGATGCATAGGTTAATTCTTGGCCTACACTACGGAGATCCGCGCGAGGGGGATCACATTCGTCCAGCGGACACCCTAGACAACCGACGCGAGAATTTGCGCATCGTCGATCAACACCAGAGTGCGTGCAATCGCCGCAAGTTCAAAAACAACACAAGTGGGTACAAAGGTGTTTCTTTCTATAAACGACTACAGATGTACGCCGCCGGGATTCGGGTCCACGGCAAGCGGAAGAACTTAGGCTATCGGCTTACCGCAAAGGCCGCATATGAGGAACTTTATGTTCCCGCCGCGCTTGAATTGCACGGAGAATACGCGAGGTTAGTATGAGCAGCAAGGTCTGCCGCTGCGCTCTCCAGAATGCTGCCAACGTTGCAGCCCTACTGTTGACCACCGAGGCCATGGTTTGCACGTGGCCGGAGCAGAAGAAGTGAAAGCCAGCGCGGTAGTAGACGACGGATTGAACATGATCGAGCGGGTCAGAAAGACTGGCAGTTTCCTCCCGCGCGGCGTTAAGTACGCCACAAACTACGGCGGCCGTCTGGAGTTCGTCACCTACGCCCAACTCAAAGCCGAGCGCATCAAGAGGCAACGCGAGCATCTTCGCCAAGTTGAGACCGTGGAAACGCCAGTGCGCCGGGCGGCCTATCTCTGGACCTTCTACCAGCCAGGTCTGTTCGGCTTTGCTTATATGGGGTGGTGGGCGTATCTGCGGATTCTTGGCCAGAGGGATGACCACAAACTGCGCTGGGACATCGTAGGCAGCGAAGACCAGTTAGCGCTGCGCTGTATGGAGCTTTTCCCCTGCGGCGTATTCCCGATGCGCGAGAACTTCGATCTATGGAAAGAAGAGTTTGGCCGAGAGTACCGGCGTCCTGGCAGGTTCAAAGATCAAGGTCTGGTTCCGATCTGGGTAACTCTGCGCTCTCACGGATGGCCGCGGTTAGAGGTAGAGAAAGCATGAACTTCAACGATGTATCTGTGCTCGATTCAGCGACGGCCTACCCATCGTAATGGGCGCACCCTTCTTCTCGTTTTCCCGCTCCATCCGGTGCCGGGTTACCATGATAGACCGCTGATCCACGCCAGCCGCGATGAGCGCCTGTATCTTCTCCTCGGTGACGATCTCATCGGGCTTGCGGTCGCCAGTTAGCCAGGTGTTGGTATAGAGGTCGCAGTCGATGCAATCATCTAACTCATCTCCCTTGATCTTGAGGATGGCCCCAGGGCGGTCTGGGTCATGCTTGCGGCTAACGGCGGCCTCGAAGCTGTTTGGGGTAAGGTCGGTGTAAACAAACTCCCCGCGCGTGAGCCTTCCGGCGAGAGACTGAGCATTGCCGATGCTATCCTTGGCCGCGCTCATGAGAGTTAGCCCGCACTGGTCGAAGACCTCTTGGATGATTTCTCGGTTGCTCCTGCCGGTGCCGGTGTGGGCATCCATGGCGGGGTCGCAGTAGCCGGTGATGATGCGGGTACGGTGTCCACCAAGCTCCCGCTCCAGGAACTTCTTCCGAACATGGTGGGCGTAATCTTCGGAGTACATCTTCCGTTCGATGTCTTCGCCGATCTTGAACATGCGATTGGCTTCATTCAGGAAGTAAAGGCCCGTCGCCGCCGCCGATCTAGATATGCCGTAATCCATGACAATCAGGTGCAGATGCCACCATTCTTCACGGCACTCAGAGTAAGGCAGGATGTAACTCTCGTTGAGGAACGGGAAGAATGCTCCCTCTGTATGGCACCAGCAGCCGGCGATCAGCTTCTTTTGAATGTCGGCTGTCTGCGACATCAGCATGGCGAGCTTGCGCTCATCGTAGGCTGGATTGTCTTTGAGTAGCGCTGGAATGAAGGCCGTCGTCATCATGACGGGCATCAAGTCTTTCTTCCATGTGGCGCCAGCGTAGACCGCCGCAGGCTTCACGCACCGCTCAGGATGGCAGACTGGGCATTCACTATTCAGGAACACATGCCGCAGCCAGGGCGTCGAGGGGTTCGCGGTGAGCCTCACGCGATCTCTGAGACCGTACTCTGTCGGGGTAGACACCCATGGCAGCAAGGAGCGGACGCGCTCCTCCGTCTGAAACTGCGCCTCATCAATGCCCAGCCAGGAGATAGGTTTTCCGGTGTAGAGTTCAACGTCCTTGTCGCTGGCCATGTACCCCAGGCGCATCATGGCGCCGGATGGGAACTTCCAGAGCTTGCCGCCGTCGGACTTCCGGCCGCCCAAGGGCGAGTAGATGCGCTCCATCTCGTCCATGAGGTTGGTCATTTCGGTGTAGGACTTGCGGAGCAGAATGCCGCGGAACCGGGGGTTATCGTACTCTTGGGCGGAGTCCGCTACCAGCCAGTTCGACTTGCCGCCGCCCGATGCTCCACCATACAGCACAAACTGCGCGCGGCTTTCGATGGCTGTGAGTTGCGGGGAACTGTTTGGAGCCCACCCACTGACCTCCGTAACATTGGCAGGGAGCGGCAGGAGGCCGCGATCTTCAAGAATGATCAGGCCCATAGGTTAGAAGTCCTTCCAAGGGTCTTCATCAGGTTCAAAGGCTGTCGGCTCGGGCGTTGGCGTGGGGGCGTAGCCTGTCGGCGGCTGGAAGCCCTGCCGGATGCGCTCCTGCACGGTGGACTGCGGCGCGCGGTTAGTCACCACCTGCCGGGTCTCGGTGATCTGGTGCGTGATGATGGTCTGCTCGGCCGGGCGGTAGATGCGCGGGGTCTCATCTTTGCTTGGCCCGCTGCTGGCGTCCGGCACAAAGTTGTCATCGAGCAGCAACCCGATGCGCTTGTAACCCATCTCGATAGCGTTGACTTTGGGGGTAGCCAGCGATGGCGTTTCCATCAGCGTCTTGCGGGGGATGGTGATTACCTGCTTGAGGTTGGCGTCCAGCATCTCGACATTGATAAGCCGCTTCTTGACGATCTGGAGGTTCACTTCGGACGTGATGTTTTCCATGCGCCGGGTGATTTCGTCGTGGACAGCCTTGCGGCGGTAGAGGCCCGAGCCAGCCTTCGACGGGAATCCAGCCTCGACGGCGGCCTTGGACACGTCCCGGCAGGCGCAGTAGGCGTCAACGAATTTGTATTCGTCCGCCGACAGCGGCGGTGCGATGATCTGGGTTTCCATCAGATGACGCCCTTTCCGGATGTCGTGGCTGGGGCTGTGTCCGTCTGCCCCATAGCTTTATCGAAAGCATCGTAGAGCTTCTCTCGCTGCTCGTCGTCAGCCACTTTGTCGATGTCCTTCTCGTGGCGCTCCAGAATAGGCTCCATGGCTTCACGTTCGTCGGCGGTTGCCTTGGCCCATACATTTAGCATCTGCTCAATGGTGAGGTTCTTGACGGCGCGCGCGATAGGCTCCTCGTCGGACTCTCGCTCAGCTTTGGCCACATCCTTGTCGGTGAGCTTGCCCTCGTCCACGTACTTGTCGATCTGCTTTTGGTCAACCTCGTCCTCTCGGTACATGCGGACAACCGCGTCGAGGGCGGCATAGTGCGCGGCCTGGTCCTGCGTTTTGGTGCCCGGTGGCCGGTTCTCCATAGAATACTGCCGAGCCTGGTTGATGGCTTCGCTGTTCTGGATAAACGCCGGGGCGGGCTGGAATCCAAGTTGGCCAAGCGCCACGTCGCCGGGGTGCTTCTTTGCCTCTTGCAGCATCTCTTGCAGAGATGGCCCGGCCCCGCGTTGCTGGAGTAATTTCGCAGCGCCAGAGACAGAGAACGGGACCGCCTGACTTCCAGCCCAGCGGGAGAACTGGCCAAGTTGCGCCATGAGCGGGTCGTCTTTGTGCCGGATCTCCGTTCCGTAGAAGTCGCGGTTGTTGATGGCCTCGGCGGTCGCTTCCCAAATGGGAGCCATCTTGTTGAGCGCTGTCTTGATGGGGTCGTGCGCGAACGAGAAAACATCCTTCATGTAACCGGGAATGGAGTGCCGTTGGCCATTGGCTGTTTCGGGGTAAAAGTAATCCTTCCACGTCTGCGGGCGCTTGCCAGTCCATAGGTAGCTGAGGATGCCGCCGAATAGCGCGCTCACCAAGGGAAGGGCGATACCGAAGGCCAGCCGCGGCGTGACTCGTGGAATCTGACCCGAGGCGGCGCGTCCAGCTTGGCGCCCTACGTCGGCCACTGCGCCGCCCAGTTCTCGGTAGCTTCCGAAGTTCCAGCCTACGGAGCGGGTGGCAAGGTTGAGGGCATCGCGGACACCCTTGTGCCAGAAGAGATTGTCATAGACCACCTGCCCGAAACGGTTGTCTATCGAGTCCCATGCTTCCTGCATCCTCGACCGCGTGAGCCCTTCGCTCCAGCCCTGCTTTTGGGCGCTGTCGAGAATGTCGTGGGCCATGCCGTAGAAGGCTCCGAGTTTCATCCGTGGCACATAGAAGTCCATGACGGGCGCGACCGCAGCATGGAGGATGGCTGCGGGGATCGGCGTGAGGCCTTCCAGTACCGCACCATTGCGCCATGCGTTGATAACCTTGCCGAGCGGTTTGAGTTCGATGGTGTTCTGGCGAATACGGCCGCCGGCTGATGCCAATGCTTTCGCTTCCTCGGCCATCTTTGCGTAGCTTCCGGGGGTCAGATATTCGCGCATGAGCCGGGAGCCATTGACCATCGTATGCAGCAGCGACGGAAAGACAGATGCGCCCTTGGCGAGCGATAACCCCGCGCGCAGGGGTTTACCCTCGGCGAGTTGCTGGATGCCCAGGGCAACGTCAGAGGTCGCAGCATTGATGCTCGTGGTCGAAGCATGGAAGGCCGAGATGCCAAGCTGGAGAGCGTTGAGGTTCTGATTGGCCCAGTTGAGCGTGTCGTAGATGGTGGAGCGGCCAGCCATGCCGCGAGAAACAAAGTTGTTGAAGATGCGGGCGGCCTCGGCGGGCGCGTAATAGTGGCCGCGAATGTAGAGATGGCCCTCGTCGTCATAGTTCTGGACGGTCCCGATGCGGTCGTCGAGTTGGGTCCAGCCCTCGGGCGGCTGCTTGCCAATGCGGACCATCTTCGCCGTGCCGGAGTCCTGCATCATCTTCAATGTTTGGTGACCCATCAAGAACTGCGCCATCTCCGCGTACTTGGTCAGGAACGAATCGACAGGATTCCAACTGACCGGCTTGAATCCAAGGTCGATGCCGTCCTGCATGGTCGGGATGGTGCGCTGCTTGAGGAATGATCCTTTTCCCGCGAACGGCTTCTTGCCGGTGATGAGCGCCTTGATGGTGGCCGATACCTGCGACGGGCGCTCCCAGATATGCGGGAAGTAATTCTCGATGTAGTCTTGAAGAACTTCGGGCTTGAGCGCCTGGAGTTGGCCGCGCACAGAGTCGAACGCGCCCTTGAAGAGATTGGCGAGAGCCTGGTCTCTGGGTGCCAGCGTGTCCACCGTTCCGGACTCGACGGCGTTCCAGAACTTCATGGAGTCATCGCGGGTACGGGTGCGCCACTCCTTCGATGCGTCCTTGAGTTTGTGAATGGCGATAGCGACCTTACGGTCCATCTCGCCGCGCGTCTCGCGCATCATAGCGCGCTGGGTGTCACCGTGGCCTGGGGCGTCGGAGAGCCAGTCCGCCATGCGGTCGCCGATGTCGGGGAATAGGCGGTTGAAGAGTTGGGGGTCGCCAAAGCCGGAGTAGAACTTCGTGCCCAGGTCGCCGAGCTTGCCTACGCCTGCGCGGTCGCTGGCTCCGGCTGTGGGTTGCTTTGATTCGGCGCGTTGCGTGAGTGTTTCTTTTCCAGTTGCCTGGTCATCTCCATCATCTTTCGGACGCCCTCCACGGTCGGTCCCTGCTCTGGCGTCGAGAAGATCACCGTGTCGTCCTTGTCCCAATTCAGTTTCCTTGCCGCCGCTTTCATCGCCCTTCTGAATGGGTCTTCCTCCGGGTTCATGTAAACCATGTGCTCCGGTACTATCGTTGTCCGTGACTTTTCCATATTGCTCCTTTGCTGATTGAATCGCTTGCCGCGCCTCATCGCTTATCGCGGGAAGGTTATCGAGCGAATTTGGCGAATGCTGCGCTATTGCATCGAAGTAGGTTTTGAGAACTTCCCCGCGCTGATTCTCGGTAAAACCATCTTCTAACATCGTACCAGTAACGGCTTTGGCTGCTACCTCAGAAGCTAAAACTGCACGAGTAGGCTTGTTCCCGGCTTTGGTTAAAGCCTCCGCGAATGCAGATCCCACCGGCGTATTTAGAACTGCATCCTGAACTGCCTTGATTATATGAACTCCGGTGGAAACTTGCCATCCGTGAAATTGCTCCTCCATTACCGTGTCAGGGCGTGGTTCTCCAGCGTAAAGAATGATCCTGTGACCTTCACGAGACGCCTCAACGATACGCTTGGCAATCTCAGCCAGATTCCTACGTCCTTGGATGCTGTTAGATTCTTCCGCTTTCCGAATAAGACCATCCACCAAAGCGGTGATGTGATCGCCGGTCAGTGTTATACCATCCCACTGTGTCCCACCTATGCCTATACCTTTGTGGATGATCGCATAAGAGTTAGCATTCAGCAATATGGCAGGGTGAGGTTCAGTTTTGCTTTGGGGAAGTAGTCTGCCGATGGACCGTATCGCATTTGTCTCTAACGGCAAGATGGCCGCAGAGTA